ACCTCGCCGTCCGGGATCGCGCTCACGTCGATCCTGCGGACAGTTTTGAGCACCCGCGGTGCCTTTCGACGAATGTAGTCAGTCGCGGCGCGCACTCCGCGCGTCTTCGCATACTCCAGGTATCTGTGCACGAAGATGCCGTAGAACTGCCCGAAGCTCGGCTTCGGGCGCTCGCACGAGTAAACGCCCGCGGCCGGGCAAACCTCCAACCGCGGAATGTGCCGCGGCGTGAGCACGAAGTTCCTCGCCGACAAGCCTTGTGTCATTTTCTAGGCAGGCGCAACGGATTGATGTCGATGTGGTTGATTCGCATCGGCATCACGACGAGAACCACAGGCGCCAGCTTCGAGGAAAAGACGAACGGAGACAGCGGATCGATAGGAACCTCGATGTGAAGCTTCGTCTCGTCGAAGAGCTTGAACATCTTGGTTGCGAGGGTGAGATACCTAGCGTCGATACCGACCCGCGAGAAGGCTTCATTGTTGGGCTTTTTAGGCGTCGGAACCACATTCTCGTATCTCGGGAACGTATCGGCGGGGACCTTCTCCCACGTGCGAGCTCCGCTGTACCAGCGCATTCCTGCAAGCTTGTCGTCCTCGTCGTAGACCGAAAGCTCTATCGTTGGCAGGTTACTGCACTCCTTCCACGCGGAAGCGATCTGGCTCGCCGGGACGAGAACGGCGCCGTCGCGAGCCGCGTTGAATCCGTGATTTCCCACGGGCCAGTCGAAGTAGGCAAGCACGTGGCCATTCGTCGCGGCCAACTTCACCTTTCCGCCACGAACTCGAACGAGTACATGATTGAGGTAGGCGCGCTCCTCAACCTGCTTGTCGTCCTTGGCAGCGGCAAGAGACACCGCGTACAGAGCACGCAGACCGTCGATTCCGAAGTTGACAAGATACTGGCTCGGTTGCGTTTCTGCGTTCTGCGCCTGCGTTTCTGCGTTCTGCACTTCTGCGCTCATAGCCTTTACCTCCTCTTCTCCTTCATCTCGTCTTCGACTTCCTTGGCTGCGTGCTCGGTCCAAGCTCGCCTTACTTCATCGATTCTTGAGTCCTGGACTTCTATGTCAAAAAGACTCGTTCCCCATGAGAACTGCGCATTCAAAGCCTCGCGAAAGTCCTCGCTCAGGAACTGGCTACGGGTAAGGAAGCTAAGCACCTTCTCCAGGTCTGCATCCAACAGTTTCGCCAGCTCCGAGATGTTCACTCGGCCACCTCGACAAACGACCCCCACTCGATGTCCTTACCGGTGCGGGCGCACGCAGGCTTCCTGCTGTACTTCCCGACCAGGAGCCAAATCACCTTCACACCGGGCGGCGGCAAAGACGGCGCAGGGCCGTGGCCATCCGTCGCGATGATGAGCACCTCAGGTCGCGGCTTCATCGCCAGCGTCTCCCGAAAGATCGGCTCGAAGTCGGTCCCACCTCCGCCGCGAACGTGCTTGAGTAGGTCACCTGCGCTGCGAACTCGCGCAACGCTGTGGACCTTCGCATCGCATGCGATGAAGGTCGCCTCCGCACTCAGCGTTTGAAGCACTCCGGCCGCCTCGCGGAGCGCGTAGGACAGCTCGCGCTCGCTCATCGAACCGCTCGTGTCGAGCGCGAACGCGACACTCGGAATGGGGCGAACGCGACCGGCTACGATAGGCTTGCCCTCGCCAAACCCGATTCCCGCCTGACGTCTGCTCGGCCTACGAAACGTGCGAGCAACCGCGCCCTGTCTGTATGCGATTGCGGAGCGGCACAGGACGGCGAGTTTCTTTCGCCAGTCCACCTTCTGTGGTTGGCGTTGGAGCTCCGCCCAGCGCCGAAGCCCCGTGGGCACGTCCCCTCGGCTCTTCTGGCGCTCTTCGATCTCCCGCGCAACCTGGGCACGGATGAGATCGAGCTCCTGTTCGCTGCGTCCGTCCTCCGGCGCTTCGTCCTCCAGACGCTTCTCGGCGTCGGACGGGGTGCCGGAGCACCCTCCGCACCTGCCGCTTCCTAGGCGGCGGCCGGATTCGCCGTCCTGCTCCTCGTGGCTCGACTGCCCCTGCCTTTGCGCGCGGTCAAGGAGTTTTGCGTAGTACTCCTCGCCCGTGAGCCCCGTCTCGGCCGGGATGTCCTTCGGCTGAAACCCGCCACCGTCGGGTAGCGCCAACCTCATCTCGACGAGGTCATCGTTGATGGCTGCGTCGTCGGCGAGGTTGAACAGCTTCGGGTCGAAGCTGTTCTCGGCGCACCTCGCATGCGTTCGCCGCAGAACGTGCTGCACCTCGTGGATGAGCACGGCAGCCAGTTCATCGACCGACCAGCGCTCGATTGCGCCTCGCTCCCATAGCAGTACGGCGCGCGAGGTGACAGCGATTGTGGTTTGGCCCTCGCCCATGAGCGTTCCGTCCGGCACCTCCTTCGGCACAAGCGCCATGAGCGCCGCGTTGAAGTAAGGCACGCGAATCGACGCGAACATGCGCGCCATGGCCAGTTTGGTAAGCGCGCTCATCGGCGACCTCGCGCCCGCGCCTCGATCATGACATTGAGCGCGGCCAGTACCTTTCGCGCCTCGGAGGTGTTCACGCCGATGCCGCGCTTGACCAACGGCTCCGCCGCCTGCCAGACGATGTCTTTGGCCGAAGAGCACGTCTCGTCAAGCAGTCTCCACATCGTTTCGACATGCTCCGCTGCCGGCTTGGGCGTGTTGCAGAGCAGCGCCGCGCACGCCGAGAGCACGGCAAAGGTGCGGTCGAGGCGTGCAGGTTCATGCGCCCACTTCACCTTGCCCGAGAGCACGTCGGCCGGATCGGGAAGGTCAGCCTTCGCGCGGAACTCGACGAATTCGCCCGCTGCTGCGCTACCGACGAACGCTGACGTGAGCGCGACCGAATCGGCTTCGCCAAGGCCGTGAATGGCCGAAGACGCGAGAGCGCGCGTTGCCATGTGCCACGTCCGCGGCGACGGCCACGCTCGCCCCGCCGCAGGGTCTCCTTCCGCCGGCTGCTTGAGCAGCAGGTGCGGGCGAGCGCGCACGAAGGCGGCGACGAGCCCTTTGGCCTTGGCAACCTCCGCAGGCCACGCCTGCATCACCCGCGCTTCCTCCGCCGCGCAGCTGAACTGCGGCTCTCCTGCTCCCTCCGCGCCGCCCGAAGAGGTCGCGAACACCGCCTCCTCCTCAACCAGCCAGCGTGCCCACTCCTGGGCGCTCGGCGGTTCCCACGACATGTGCCCGAAGCGGTTTGCGAGCGCTGGCGGAAGGTCCCACCCGCCCGCAGCCTGCTCGACCGGGTTTGCGGCGCCGAGCGGGCGCACGCCACGCCCGAGGTAGTGCGAGCCGATGCGCCGCGCCTCGATGAGGCCGAGCAGCGCTGGCTGCACATCCGGCGTCGCCGTGTTCAGCTCGTCGACGAACACGATGCCTTTGCCGTCCGTGTCGTCGAACATGTCGCACCAGTCCGGCTTCGGATACGAGAGAGACTGCGTGCCGTCTTTCTTCTTCTGCGGGACAGGCACGACACCGAACGCCGCCTCCCCGCGCTCTCCGGGCGAGAGCGTTTCGACGTGCATCCCGTACGCTCTGCCGAGCCCTTCGATGATGCTGCTCTTGCCGATGCCCGGTGGACCCCAGAACAGCATCGGCAACCCCCACCCTCGTGGCCCCGGCGTGAAGCACGCCACGTGCAGGATTTTTCGCGTTCTATCACTCATGACTTCCTCCTCTCGTATCTGTCAAAAATATCGAATCGCGTATCGTCAGTATCCAAGCACTCTGCGCAGACGTTCGGCGCGCACTTCGAGTCTGTGAATCGTCCCTAACAGATCGACCTTGCGGACGCCTCGCGCGCGCATAGCTTTCTCCTTCGCCTTGTTCAGGCGCGCCACGGTTCTTTCGTACCGCAAGAACTCAAGCGTCTTGCGCCTCGCCGCCATGACTTCCGTCGGGGAAGTCCCGTTGCGGAAAACCACGTCGATGCCGTCCTCCACGTAGCGGCGCACACCGGCGCACTGAGCAGCGTGTTCTCTGCCGTTGCCGTATCCGAAACCGGGATTGCCGCATCCGAGGCATCGGGTCGTCGTGTCCGAAATGAATCCTCGAACAGGCGGCGCGGAAGGATAGGCCTTGTAGTAGCCGAGCCGGAACAGTTTCAGCCGAATTTCGGGAGACATCTCGGCCAGCGTCGAAAGCCCATCCCTGCCGTAGGATCTCAGATCCACCATCGGTGTGCACCCCTTGTCTTATGCGGTCCCGGCGGAATTTTTCGCTCGTGTGCCGAACGCGAGGAAAAATTCTCGCAGAACCTCGTCGAACTTCGTTTCGAACCCGCTCGAACCGGCAAATCGCCAAACCGCCGGAGACTCGAACCGCGCCTTCGAAAATTCTCGGAGAACGAAACCCGCGAGCGCGACGAAGTCGCGCCGCGGCTTCTGAGTGAGGTTCTATACTTCGTATAGAACCGAACGAAGAAGTTAATTTAAATCAACAAAATGCAAATCGAAAAGTTAACTGGCGCCGCTAAATCGCTTCGCGATTTAGTCGCTCCGGCGAAACTTGTCAAGGGACCTCCTCGGGGTCCCCGTCGATGGGACCCCGGAATTTCCCTTGTTTCGTGCGCGTTCTTTGATCCACCGCAAGGTTTTGTACGATTTCTTTGACGCCGCCCCTCTTGCGTGCTAAGTCGCGAAGCGACTTAGTCGTTCCGCCGGAAATTCCGTTCGCCTGCGGCTTGACCTTCGACGAGGGCGATGCTAAGTCGCGAAGCGACTTAGTCGTTTTCCGGGAAATTCTGCGCGGCTGAAGTAGCCCGTAGACGTCGCGTTTCAGCTCCTGCAGCCAGAGAAGCCACGCATCCCGGTTCGGTGCGGGCAACGTCTGGACCTGCATTTGGGCGAGCGCGAAGACGTAAAACAGGTGCCTGCGCGCGAGCTCCTTTCGGGTTGGGCTCTTGGCGCTGCTCAGGCGTGCGACCGCGCCGTCGTTTGCCGGCGCGCGGTTCGGGAGCCTCCACGTGCTCACTGCTCCTCCTCGGCGATGATTTTCGCCTCGGTGACCTTCGCCCTGAGCCCTTCGACGGCTTCGCGAAGCTTCTCCAACCGCGCCCCGACGAGCTCCTCGTACGTGCCGAGTTTGGAGAGCATCTCCTGGCACCTGTCCGCCCTCGCTTCGAGGGCGCGCTTTCCGATGCCGCTTGCGATGTCCTGCTCGATCTTTTTCGCGTCCTGCTCGATTTCTTCCGCGAGCGCGTGGATGATCGCAAGCGCAGCCTGAGGGCTGCGCATCGCTGGCACCTCTTCAACAGTGCAGGTCGAGATGGAGTGCATGACCTCGCAGAACCTGTGCCAGTCACGTGCGAACTTGTGCGGGATGAAGTACACGCCGCCGGCGCTTCGCAGCCTGACAGGCGAAAAGTTCCAGACATACGCCGAGATCCACGACGAGATGTCGGACGTGTCGAGAAGCATCGTGTTGTTCAGCATCCTCCCCTCGACCCAGTCCCGGAACGTCCGTTCGTTGCCTAGCGTGGGTTTCCACCCCGGGTTGAACCACCACTGCACGCTTCCGCCTTCGAGCCACGCGCTGCACCACGATTCCTGCTTCCGGTGCACGTCGGGATCTTCCTCGGTCGAGACGTCTGCGAGAATCGTGTACCCTGACTTGCCTTTGAGCGGGATCACGCGCTCTCGCGCTGCCGCTGCTTTCATGGCGCGGTGCAGCGCCGCAACTGGGCTCACGGCAGGCGGCAGGTGGTTCGGGTCGAACGCTGCGACTGCCCACGCCCGTTTCAGCGTCTCGTGGTGGATTTCGCCGCTGAGCGTCCACCACGTGATGACGCCTGCCTGGTGTTCCTCCATGAGCGCCTCGTCGCTCCACGGAACTGCGACTAGATCTCTGATTGCCATTTTTGGTCCTCCTCTCTATCTGGTTGTTTCCTTTTTCAGATCACGATAGCGTGCGCGGTCACTCGTGCCACATACGCCGAGTCGTACGCAGTCGCCTCAGCCGAGTCATGGGTAACCACCAGCGCCTTGTCGTATGCAAGCACACGCGCCGAGTCGTACGCTCTCACCTCCGACGTGCCGTAGGCGGTCACATGCGCTGTGCCATAGGCGACGGCAACGCCGCTGCGCACTTCATGCGTTCCGGCGCTGAATATCTGGCGCGCCGCAAGCTCGGAGTCTGTGGCGACGCGGAGCAGTCGGCACCGCCTCGCTGCCACCTTGCGACTTCGAAAGTCGTCGAAGGAGCCTACGATGCCTTCCGCTTCCGCGACGTATACCGTGCAGCCTCGCACCCACCAGATCGCCGGCGTGTCCGTGAGGTGGAATCCGTTGCGGCACGGGATCACGGGGCCGTCCACCTCGTGCCACTCGCCGGGCTTGTCAGCATCGGGCAAGGACCACTGCATCTTGCCACCATAGTGTGACCTGCCATTGACCAGAACCTTGAACAGCATCTACGAGTTTCTCCTTTCCCGGTCTGCCTCAATCGTTCCGCTCGACCTGCGCATCGTCATGCGTGGTCACATGCGCATTGTCGCGAGCGATGACTCGTGCAGAGTCGTGCGCGACGACCCGTGTATAGTCGTGCGCGGTCACCTCCGCTTTTCCGTACGCTGTCACCAGCGCCCAGCCGTAGGCATCTACCTGCGCATCGTCGCGTGCATCCACCTGCGCCGAGTCGTTCGCGGTTACCCGTACCAAGTCGTACGCATCCACCTGCGAATCGCCGCAGGCGATCACCTGCGCCCTCCCGTACGCGTCCACGCTCGCCCAGTCGCAGGCGGTCACCTGCGCGTCGTACGCGGTCACCTGTACATAATCGTGTGCTGTCACCCTCGCCCAATCGTAAGCGAACACCTGCGCCGAGTAGTGCGCGTCCACCTGCGCTGAGTCATGCGCATCTACATGCACAGCGCCTCGAACGGTAGCCTGCGCCGCGTCTAAGACGGTCACTCGCGCCCTCCCGTACGCGATCACTTCAGCCCGCCCGTACGCGATAACACGCGCTGAGTCGTACGCTGTCACATGCGCATCGTAGCGGGCGATCACCTCCGCCGTGCCTCGGGCGATGACAGTACCCGCGTGCACTTCGTGAGTTCCTAAATAGAATTCCCGCGTGCTCATTGCCTTCCTCTCCGAGCAGGTATCGGCCGCGTCTGCTCATGAATCTCTAGGTGCGTGCGCCAAGTGCTTGGTCGCAAAAGGGGGACCGCAATGTGCGTGTGGACGGTTGAGCAGTTTGCACAAACCATCCACGTCGCCCCATCGATCACCTGTACATCAAGCAGGTAGCATGCGCACGGGCAGACAGCAGTGTTCGTGGTCGTTTTCATAACTTCTCCATCATCGGCTCCCTCTCGCGCTCGGGTGCAGTTGTGACGCTCGCACCTAGAAGCTCACTGGTGGCGGCGCCTCGAAACCGGCAGCGGAGCCGAGCAGCGCTGCGAACGTGGACGGTCCTGCCCGTGGCGAGGTTGGTAGCGTCCCATCCACCATAAGGAGACTCTCGGTCGATGCGGATTGACACCACGCGTCTGCTAACTTTGGCGGCGTACACGCCGCCAATCTCCACCTCGTCCTTCCTCATAACCTTTCTCCTTTCCTCATCAAACGGCGAGGTTAGCGGCGCACCGCCTTCGCGCTTTTCCAGTCCTCGGAGAGCTGCACGTGGTGCCCTTGCGTGCAGAGCCTGTAGCCCGGCACGTACCCAGCCTCGTACCAGACCAGTGCCCGTCCGCATCCCTTGTGCGGGCACGGCACCCACGCACCGTAGTCGCGCTGCACCTCTTCCGGTGGCCATTCGCCTGGGTACGGCGGCTCCGAAACGAGCCTCAACCCCCAGTGCTGGTGTTCTCCCTCTCCGATGCACACCTCGATGATGCCCGGAGGCACAATGCCGCGGAGTTCGACGTCGAAGACGGGAAAGCCAAACTCTCCCACCCCCGAGGACTTGATGCGGCTTCCCGCGCGTTCGAGCGCCTCGCGCACTGGAACGGTCATGCGCAAGCCGGTGTACACGGGCGGTTCGGCGATCGCCTTCATGGTTTCCTCCTCTCACTCAAAACTTGTCGACGAGTTCGGCGCGCACAACGCCGAGCCGCTTGTCTTCTCGCTGGGCGAGAAATGCGGCGTGCTTGCGCGCCATCCTGTACGCCCGCTCCTCTGTCATGATGCAGAGGCTTCCGGTCGTGGCGTCGAATCCTCGGTCGAAGGTTGCATCATATCGAGCCCGGATGAGCAGCGGTTCGCCCCTGTCCGAAAGTTCGTAGACTTCGTAGCGCACGAATGGTCGCCGATGACAAACGGTGCACTCCGATTCGGGCGGGCACCCGGGCTCGTGCGTCTCTCCGTAGTGGTCCTCGTAGCTGCATGCGGGTTCTCTTGTCATGGGTTTCCTCCTCTCTTCTTTGCGATGAATGCTCGCCGAGCTCTCAGATCCTCGTCTTCGGCGAGCCAGCGAAAGAGCGTCCTGGTGCCGATGTTGAGTCGGCGCGCGGTGCGTTCGATGTGCCCTTGCTCGGCCACGAACGCGGCCGAGACGGTGTCCAGCCATCGTTTTCTGTCGGCCTCTTTGAGGGCCGACAGCATCGGGTTGTATGACTTCACGGCTTCTCCTCCTTCCACCGGCGCAGGCACACTTCGAGCGCGCGCCGGCAAAACTCGTGCGGTTCGCTGTTTCGGTAGCCCTTGTGCTGCCGCACCTGCATCGTGCGGCGGTCCAGCTCCGCGGTGGACCGGTACACGCCATCTCGCGCACGAACGCAAATCGACACGATCACGCTTCGCTGCGAACGGATATACTGCGAGTAGCTGCCCACGCAGTGCTGCATGTCCTTGCCTTCGGCAATGAGTTCGGCCGCGCTCATGAGCAACCGAGCGCATCGGATCGGCCGATACCAGGCCGGCACCGGTGCGAGCGGCTCGTGCTTCTTCTCGTTTTCCTTCTGCCACTGCTCATATCGGCGCCGCGCCGCGTGCTCGAACGCCTCGCGCACTCCGGTCTTCTCGCCGCGCACGAGGTCATGGCGAGAGATTTCGTCGACGCGATCGATGAGCCGGCCGTGGATCTCCTCTCCGTGCGGGCCTCGCTCAACCCGCTCGGTCTCCAGCGCCGCCTTGCGCTGTGAGTCCTTGGCGCACGCCGCGAGCCACCGAGCGACCTCAGGGCCGCGCACTCGCGCGCGCTCCCACGGAGTATCACGGAGCAGCCACGCCTCTGCCGATACCACACCGGCGGTGAGCGCCTCGTGCGCCTCGCGCGCCGTGAGCCCGCGCAGAATCTGTGTCGGCTTTTCTCCGAGCACGATCCGAGCTTGGATTCCCTCGGGCGCGTTCGGGTACGCCGGGCACAGATCGATGCCCGGATCGTCGGAAAGAAACGGCAGCAGTTCTGGGTGCCGCCAGCCGAAGTGGATTGCGAGCGCGGTCTCCACCTTGGGCCGCACGTGCTCAGGCGCGCGGTCGAGCGTGCGGCACACGCGCTCCAGCGCCTTGGGCACGGGCAAGCCTCGCGACCGTAGGATATCCCGCGCCTCATGCGGAGTCATCGCCACCTCCCGTTTTCGAGGCGTTCGACCACGAGCGCCGTTCCGCGACCGTTGCGCACGCGCACGGTCGGCGAGAGGTAGAGGTAGCCAGGCTCGGTGAGCGCCTGGACCTCCGGCCGGAGAATCTCACGCGATGCACAGATTCTGTGCTCACTTGTGGTGACCCAGTACGCCTTTTGCGCGTACGAACTCGGCAGCCCAACCTCGGACGGCCGGCACCGGTCCGTGCTGCTGTACGCACCCTCGCATCCAACATCCACGACACCTAAGACCACGGTATGGCCGTGCGTTGCCCCGCGCAGGCGCGCGCGCGAGTACGCCTCCCGTGCCCGGCGCTCGATGACCACGCGCTCGGCGTGCCTCGGCTTGCGCGCCGCGAGTTCGTCTCGGAGTTTGCGGCGGCGCGCGCGCTCGGCTCGCCTGGCGTCGACCTCCAGGCACTCGTCCGGTGCAAGCGCGCGCGCGATCTCGACACGTTCCCACGTGCGCTCCGTTTCGGCGGAGGTTGCGTACCTGCGCGCCGCCATCGCCCGCCGCGCCCGGTGGTCGGTCGGGCACAGGAGGTAGCCGATCATCTCCTCGGAGGAGCCCCAGCGTCGCACGGCGCGTGCCAGCCGCGCCTCGTCCAGGCGCGCTTCGTCCGCGAGACCGAGCCGCACTTCGAGCTCGGCAAGGTCGACGTCGCTTACCGCCGCCCTCCGCTCCAACTCCGCGCGCCCACGGAAGCGGGTGCGCACGAGCCGACACAATGCCAGTCGTGTTTTGTGGTCGAGCATGTTCAACCTGACGCGGGCCTCGGCCGCCCGGAGCTACTGACCTCGACCGCCCGGAACTGCCATTCTGGCTCCGGGTGCGCAACGCGGATGACGCGCACCGCATCACGCTCGTTCTTCGCGACGACCTGGCCGACCCAGGTCGTCGTTCGGGTGTGGAACACGTCGTACAGCTTCATGTTCGCTTCCTCCCCGCTGCGGCCGAACCGACAAGCTCGGCCGCAGTACGGGAGGAACCGAACGCCTCAGGCCGACGGGATGGTGACGGCTGCGAGCGGCAGGAAGAGCCGAATGCCGTTCGCCTCGAACACCCCCCTCTTCCCCACGACCTGGACCACCTTGAGGTGGTCCAACGCTGCGTCGTCGAGCACAGCGGTGTACGCCGCCTTGCGCTTCGGCTTCATGGCAACGACGTCGCCGGGCTTCAAGCTGGAAAGCTTGCCCTCGCTCTTCGGCTTCCAGTCGGCCGGAAGCCGATCGATGACCTCCCGCGCCTGCTGGATGCGGAAGAGGATGCCGTTGATATCGAGCGCGTCGGCGATGCCGCCGACGCCGTCGAGGCGACGCGAGAGCCGGGTGGCTTGCTTGGCGAGCGCCGCGGCCATCCTGGCCACGCGCTCCTTCGGGGAGCGCTTCGCCGGCTTCGCCGGCTTCTCCGAAGCGACGATGGGCGGGGTCTGGGTGGTCTGGGTCTGGATTTTCTTGGCTTCCTTCTTCATGATTTCCTCTCCTGCCCCGTAGGGCTTCAACGGGCCTTCATCGGCTCCCTCCTGCACCCGAACTCGCGCTCGGGTGCAGGGTGGGAGACGTCGAGGTCAGTCGCCCAGCGGCTCGGCGTAAGGCTCGCTGCAGTCCATGATCTCCCCGTCCTCGGAGATCGCGAAACAGTGCTTCTTGCCGGGCTCTGCGTTGACCGTCTCCATCAACAACCCCTCAGGGGTGAAGAGGATGGTGACCCCCATCCCATGCTGAACGGCATAGGCCGCGAGCCGGAACCATTGCGACCACACCGCGCGATGCGCAGCTACGGGCGCATGCCACAGCCTCCCGTTTGGGAGGACCTCACACCATTCCGGGGCTTTCATCTGCTCCATGACATTCATCTGCTTCTCCTCTCTTGGCCGCTTCGGCCGCGTAAGCCTCATCGGCTCCCTCCTGCACCCGAGCAGGTCTCGGGTGCAGGGTGGGAATCGACGATGGTGACTAGGCGCTCTGGGCCTCCAAAGCCTTGCGAGCCATGGCCTGCAACTCGGGGTCGGGGCTCTGGAGCAACTCCGCGAGCGACTGTCGCGCCAAGCGCGCCATCGGTCCCTTCTTCTTGGAGAGCTGGACGAGCTCGCTCAATCCCAACCGCTCGACCTTCAGCATCATGAGCTTTTCCTTCATCTTCTTCTCCTCCTACTCTTCTTCCTCTTCCTCGCCGCTTTCGGCGGCGAGGGTATCGATGTCGAGCGCTCCGAGCTGCGCCCGGAGCACCGCGACCTCCATCGAGAGGTCGCGGCGCTCCCGCGCGGGCGTCCGCGCGTCGTACAGCCGCGCGGTGAGCGCGGCGAGTTCATTCCGAAGTTCAGCAGCGCGCTTCATCGTCGCACCGCCAAGTCGACGATCCACGAGTTCGCGCGGTCGAGTTCGTTGATCGCCGAAGAAGCGGCCCACGCCGCCACCCGGCAGATCTTGCCGGGCAGCTCGATGACCGTTCTGGCGTCGGCAGCTGCTTCGGCTTGCTGGAGCTCGGCGCGCGCCTCGCGCGCCGCGTTTTCGAGATCCTCCACCGCCCTTCGGGCGGAGGAGAGAACTTCCTGGAGCGCAAAGGGCGCCAACATGTCCTTCTCGCTCATCGCGCCCTCCTTTCCGCGCGCAGCGCCTTGCGCGCCTTGCGAGCCTCACGTGCGAGCTCGCGCGCGAGCTCGACCAGATCGGCCAGCTCGTTTTCGGCTTTGACGATCTCGCTCTCGCTGTCGCCCTCGTCACCAATGGCCGCGTCGATTCGGCCATAGACGCTGTCGACGACTTCCTCGATTATGCCCTTGAGGCCTTGGAGCGCTTCAAGGGCTTCGCTCAAGTCCATCTTTTCCATCTTCGTCATCCCCTTTCATCGAGCGTTGTCACGGATGAGGCGCTCGCGCGCTTCGTTCGCTCATCACCTTCGTCGTCTTCATACCCCCCATTATTGCACACGACATGCCACGACGGCATGCTAGCTAACCATGCGAAATCATTAGGTGCGCACTATGCATGGTATGACATTCATGTCATACCATGCGCGCCATGCGTACCATGCGCGTAGCGTAACCACGCGTATTCTTTGGTTTTTTGCGTATTCTGCATGGTATGACATTCATGTCATACCATGCAACCTTTGCATAGCTTGCGCGCTTGGCACGGTACGTGCTACGCGCGCGCATGCGCGTGGTAAGTGTTGTGCGCGTGCATGGCGCACCATGCGCGCACGGTTCTTGCATGCGTGCTAGGCATATCGCGCACGTCACGCATGCAAGGACCCATGACCACGCCCGCTGCTGAGTTCCACGCCGTCGCCTTGAACACCGCCCGCAAGAACGCCGCCGTCGTCGCGCGCCGCTACGCTCGCCGGTGCTGGTGGGCTAGCCGCGAAGACCTGGAGCAGGAGGCACTTGCGGCGCAGCTCGACTGCTTGCCACGCTACGACCCGGCGCAAGGCCCGTGGGAGCGGTTTGCCTTCGCCGCGGCCAGGCGCGCCGTGGTTACCGCGCTCCTTCGCGAGAGCGCGCCTGTGAGCTGCCTCGGCCGGCCCGCGAAGCTGGTCGGCCTGCTTCGCGCTCCGCTCGACCCCGAAGCGCACACCCTAACGGTACCCGTGGATGCGGCGATCGACCTTTGCCGCGCTCGCGAGCGCGTGGTCGAGCTGTTAGGCGAACGCGACGCAGACTTGATCCTTGGCGTGATGGCAGGCTGGAAACCGGCAGAAATCGCAGAATACAACCGCGTACCAGTGCACGCCGTGTATACTCGGCTTGCCGCGATTAGGCGTCGCCTGGAAGGAGACTCCGAACTTCACCACTTCTGGAAGGAGCTATCGTGAAAACCCCTGAATCCATCGGTGAGCCCGTTCTTCTCGACCTCGACCGAATCGTTCCCGTCTACGCCTCGGCAGACGAGAACCCGAACAAGATGGAACCCGAGCGCTTCGACCTGCTCGTTCAGGCCGTCGAGCGGTACGGGTTCTTGCAGGCCGTGCTCGTTCGGAAGTTCGGCAGCGCTGGCGGCAAACCGCGCTACCAGCTCATCGACGGCCATCACCGCTACTGGGCGATGCAAAAGGCCAGGCGCACGCAGCTTCTTGCGCAGATTGCCGACGTAGACGACGTGCAGGCTCGTGCTCTCAGCCTCGCCATGAACCGCCTGCGAGGAGACCTCGACCTGCGCATGTCAGCAGAAGCCATCCAAAGCATCGTCGAGATTACCGGCTGGGACATCGAAACGGTCACCGTTTCGACCGGATTCACGGCGGAAGAAATCGACGCGCTCTTGCAGAAAACCGCCCTGAACGCGCAAGACATTCTCGGCGAGAGCCTGGGCGAGGCCGAAGATGAGCGCGCGCCAGCAGCGCCGTTCGTGCTGGAGATTCCGTTTGCTGACCGTGAATCGTACAGGCTCGCGAAGCGCAAGCTCAAGAAGGCTGCTGGAAAGGGCGGCGACCTCGCCCGCGGCCTTCTCAACCTTCTCGGAGAGGTGTAGGCGATGAGCAACGAAAAGGCAGCCGGTGGCAGCAGCATCCAGGAAAAGATGCGCGCAGTTGGCTACATCACGGTTTACGAGGCGGCAAAGCGAATCGGCTGCGACGCAGCCACGATCATGCGCTGGGCAGATTCGGGCGACATCCGCTCGATTCGTGCGATGGAGCGGAAGCGCTTCGTCGCCGTCAGCGACCTTGCGCTGAAGGTAGGGTTGGAAGCTTCGGTCATGATCGGGCTCATCACCGCTGAGCAAGCCAAGCAGCTTCGCGATCGCAGGGCAGCGTCGTCGGGTGCCAAGTGATCGTCGAGCTCGGCAACCTGCACGCTCGCGTGATCCAGCACACGGCTCGGGAAACACGCTGGCTCAGCGACTACCTCGCCTTCCCCGATGAGAAGGCTCGGTTCCGCAAGCTTCCTCCGTGGAAGCGCGGCGATGGGATGCTTCGCATGCTCTCCGAGGCGACGATGACCTTTCCAGCCGGGTTTCGCGACGCCGTCGCGAAGCAGGCAGCGGTAGACGGAATCAAGGTCGAGTGGGTGGATAAGCGCAAGCCTCCAGCGCAAGTCTCTCCAGACCCGAACGTCGATGTGAGCTGGCTCCGCGACTATCAGCTCGAAGCACTCCGGACGGGCAAAGAGCGGGGTGTTTTCCACCATGTGACAGGCGCGGGCAAGACCATGGTCATGGCGGCTCTTTGCGCTCAGTACAACCAGCTTCGCTGGGGTGTCTTCACGCATGACAAGACGCTACTGTCGCAGACCGCAGACCGCTTCGAGAAGCGCATCGGGGAAGAGGTCGGGTTCATTGGAGACGGCGCCGTTGCCCCGAAGCGTATCACGGCGGCGATGTTTCAGACCGCATACCGGCGTCTGCTGGCGCGCGACAAGAGGATGCTCGACTGGCTCTGCAGTCTTGACGGCATCCTGGTCGACGAGTGCCACATCGTTCCCGCGGCGACGTTTTTGCACGTCGTGATGGCAACGCCGAACGCCTACTTTCGGTACGGCTTTTCCGCGACGCCGTTTGCCCGCGGGGACAAGAAGAGCATCTTTACCTGGGGCGCACTCGGCCCGGTGATCCATCGAGTCACCGCCCAGCGGCTCATCGATGCCGGGCTGCTCGCGAAGCCGAAAATCAAGATGGTCCCTGTGCGCCAGAAGTGCACGGGCAGCACGTGGGCCTCGGTGTACTCGGAGGCGATCGTGCGAAGCTCAGCTCGAAACTCTGTCCTCGTCTCGATTGCTCGCGTCGCGGCCAAGCCGTGCTTTCTGTTCGTGCAGCGAATCGAGCACGGTAGGATTTTGGAGCGGGCGCTTCGAGCCGCAGGCGAAAAGGTGGAGTTCGTGTGGGGGCAGCACGAAACTGCACAGCGCAAAGCAGCCATCCGTCGCCTTGTGCACGGCGACACCGACATCCTCATCTGCAACGTCGTGTTCCAGCACGGCATCGACGTCCCGGAGCTCCAGTCCGTGATCATCGGCTCGGGAGGAAAGTCTGTGATTGCCGCGCTTCAGGATATCGGCCGAGGTACTCGCCGCCACGACAGCGCCGGGCGCGTGACCAAGACCGAGTTTGACGTGTGGGACATCGCGGACAAGGGCTGTGGCTGTGCGAGCCCTTCGAAACACCTCGGCTGCAAGTGGCTTGAGCGGCATACACGAGGCCGGCTCGCGGCCTACTCAATCGAGAAGTTCGACGTGGCAGAAGTTGCACAAGTTGTTGATAACCGGGTCAGGAGCATGCAAAATGATCGTCAGCAGGTTCATGGAACGCATGACGGACGTGCAGGTTGATGCCGTGGAGCGCGAGCTTCTGCGGCGCCTTTCGGATTCGCTACCGGTTTCCCCGGCCGAGGTGGCGGACTTCGCCGTTCGCATGCTCATTCTTGCGCTCGAAGAAATCCGAGTTCTTCGCGCCGAGAACGCCAAGCTTCGCCGCGCCGCAGCAGCGTGAAAAATCAGAGCAGGCCAAGGCAAACCGCATAAGGCTATGCGTCAGGGGCACGTACAACTCCGGCTTGGAGGTAGCGGGCGTGGAGAACCTTTGCGCTGGGTGCAGGTACAGCGCCGATTCGCGAACCTGCTTCCTCCTGCGCCCACGCCCGATGTTATCCCGTGCGCGAAGCTTCCCCCTCCTCCTCTTCTTTCAGACGGGGCAAACCCAGCAGAAGACGTGCGACAGATGGCAGTTGCGTTCACCGAGGCTGCCAGGCGGTACTACCCGCACACGCGGGCACTCGCGCACATTCGCCCCAGAACGCCTTTGACCGTGGTTGTCGAACTTCCGTACTACGCCGAGATGGCCGAGTTCGCGGGCAAACTGCGCACCTACAGGATTTCGCCCTTCGGCTGGTGCGCGTTCAGCGTCGAGGCGTGGGTAGAGCACGGAAGGCGCAGAATTTCTCCCTCGCCGAGGTGGGTCTTTTCTCTCAAACGGATCGAGTCCCGCGCTGACTGGTACGCGTGGGAGCAATCGAAGTGGGCAGGCGGCAGGCTGTACATGTCGCCTTCGCATCGCGACCTTTACCGGCTCTATGAGCAGATGCGGAGCGCGATCTTGCGCGAACCTGAGCTCGACGACGCAGTCGTGCAGCGCGTCGTGCAGCGTGTTCTCCCGCCTTCGCTCTACAGGAAGCTCGAAGCGCGTGCGAAGGCTGAGACAGAGTTCAAGCAGGCCGAGCTTGACGACGCGCTTAGGAGAGGAGAGTTCGTCTGGTGAATGCACAGAAATCTGAATCGTACTGCCTGGACCCGAGCTTCGAGCACGTTGTCGGAGTGCTCTGCTCGACCAGCCCGAAGTTCTACGGAGTCATCGGCTACGCCGTCGATCCTGAGGCGATTTCGCAGGAGGGCGTGCGCCTGCTCGTTCGCGCGGCCCAAGCAGTCGCGAAGGAGACAGGGCGCGGCCCTTCAGACCACAAGATCGTCGTGCAGAGGATCCGGCGCTGGGTCGAGGAGGGGAAGGTAACGCACAAGGCGCTCGACGAAGCCATCGATGTGCTCTCGGAGACGAGCACCCCTTCGGACGAGGCGCAAGTCGTGAACGAGCTCAGGGCAGTCATCAAGCGCAGGATGGAGGCGCAGGCTGTGCGTGCAGCCATGGAGGAGTACAGCCGCCGAGGCGACTTCGACCAGGTGCTCAAACTTCTCCAGCGCGCCCGCTCCGTAGGCACGACGGACACGAGCGTCGGTTTGCGGCTCGGTCCTGGGAGCTTCGACGAGATTCGTCGCATGCGCCACCTCGACCGCATGCCGTTCGGCATCCCGGAGCTCGACATGGCGCTCTCGGGCGGACTCCCTCGGGGGTGTGCTGCGCTGTTCATGGCCAAGAGCGGCGGCGGAAAGAGCATGGCTCTTTCGCACGTCTCCGCGGACTTGATCAACAAGTCGCACTTCGTTGCGTACGCAACGCTGGAACTCCCGCCCGTCGAAGTCATGGCCCGTGTGAAGGCAAACCTCACGGGCGTCCCGATCTCCAAAATCCTGCACGAGGACGAGCGCGAAGCGGAAGAACGCATCGAGGAACTCCTGCCAACCCTAGGCACGTTCGTGTGCAAAAGCTTCCCTGCAAAGATTACGACCGTGGCGCACATCGAGGACTGGATCAAGGAGTTGGAGCAGGAAGAGGGCTACCCGTGCGACCTGGTAGTCATCGACTACATCGACAAGATGGCCTCGTCGAACAAGAACGATCGCAGTCCGTACGAGATCCAAGGAACCGTCGCCGAAGAGTTCCGTCTCTTCGTCGAGCGCACAGGCAAGTGGGGCCTGTCGGCAAGCCAAGCCCGCAGAAGTGCTGGAAAGGAAAAGAACCGCCGGCTTGACCAAGACGACATGGCAGACAGCATCAACAAGGTTCGCGCGATCGACCTACTCGTCACCATCAACCCCGATTCGAGCGGTGAACAGTACGAGTACTACGTTGCGAAGTTCCGCTTCGGGCGCGGCGAGTTTTCCGTCGGCCCGTTCCCGCATGACCTGCCCTTAGGGCGCTTAGTCGTCCGGTGAAGGTGCCTACATGCCTGCGAAACTCCACCAAATCCAGCAGCTTGTCGCGAACTACTACGGGGTGAGCGTCGGCGACGTCCTTTCGTCGTCCAGGTCGAGGTCGGTAGTGCACGCGCGCCATGTAGCGATGTGGTTTTGCCGAACGCACACGAAGGCTTCGCTGAACGAAATCGGACGCGCGTTCGGTCGAGACCACGCAACCGTCATGACGGCTGTTCGTTGCATCGCGCGCGCTCTCGAAACGGACGGGGCGCTGAAGGGCGAAATCTCAGAGATCACACGCGCGATCGAAAAGTCTCAAGAGGATCGCACAAGGCATAGGGGGATGACCAGCTACGCGCTTCAGATCAACGAAAAGCATGCGGAGATTATCGCCGACGCGCTCGACCTCTACGTTCGCATCGGGCTCGGGCAGTTCGAGGAAATCGTGCGCGTCTACGACCGCAAGTACGCGCTCTCGCCCGAGGTGAAGCAGCGCATGGTCGAGAAGATTCAAGCCGCTAAGGTTCTCGCCGGGCATACACCACACGGGAGCTACGGGCTCTTGAACCCGGAGGTGAGCGACTGGTTTCGTGTCGCGTACGACATCCTCCAGGTCGTTCGGGACCGGAACGTCTCTTCTCCGGCGGTTGCCGTCGACGAAGGCATCCGAGTGGCAGAAGGCGAGCCTCTGCCGACCATCGCACCATCGGAGCAGTTTTGACCCATGCGGGGCGCTGACGCAGAACGCATCTTCCGAGCTTTACCGCGCGCACACAGGGCTGGCGCGTGGTGGCGCATCGCATGCCCGCTTTGCGAAGACGAGGGCCACACCGACCGAAAGCTGAGCATGGGCGTGCACTCGGAGACAGGTCACGTGCACTGCTTCAGGTGCGGCTTCCGCGGGAGGCTGGAAGGCGAGGACTTCCAATCGCCGACACCCGAGAGCAGCAACGAAGGTAACGCCGTCTCGGCCATTCCTCCGCCAGAGGGCTTCGTGCCGCTCGGTGAGGAGCCGGGCTCAGGCGCGCTCACGTTCCAGGAAGCCCGCGACTACCTTCTCGTCCGGCGCAAAGTCCCGCTCCCTTCCGTACGAAGGATGCGCGTTGGTGCGTGCGCTGAAGGCTGGTACGCGGGACGCATCGTCGTTCCCGTTCTCGACGACGACGGAGAAACGTGGCTCGGCTACGTGGCGCGGCTTTGGGCCGACCCGCCCAGGAGCGCCGAAGGCGCCGCCGCGCTCAAGTACCTGTACCCGAAAGGGATGCGGCGCGGGCAAATCCTGTACAACCGCCGCGTTCTCGACACCGAAACCGACGTGCCCGTCCTCGTCGTCGAGGGCGTGTTCGACGCGCTCGCCTTCCCCGACGATGCCGTTGCTCTGCTCGGCACCTGCTCGGAGGCGCAAACCGAACTGCTCAAGGCCGCAAAGCGCCCCATCGCTATCGTGCTCGACGGCGACGCGTGGGAGAAAGGGCACATGCTCGCCGCGCGACTTCAGTTCGATGGGCTGCGCGCAGGATGTGTGCGTCTCCCTCCCGGAGCGGACCCTGACGAAGTTCCGCGCGAGGCCTTGATCGACGCAACCCGTAGGAGCATAGGCAAGTTTGACCCAGTACCCTTGCATACCTGAGAGAGGAAGGAGTTGTTCATGAGCTACAAGCGACGAAAGACTGCGCTCAACTTCTTCGAGTGCCGGAAGCTATCGACCATCGTACGCGAGCATACGTCGAAGGCGCTCACCGAGAAATTCGGCATCGCGCGCGAAACGATCCACCGTGCGCTCGCCGGAGAACCCATCCACGTCGGGACGCGCGCGGTGATTGAGAAAATCTTCGAGGAGTACGAGACGTGACCAACTACACGCGAGGTCTTGGCCTAGCCACCGTACGCCTTCGCTGGTCTGCTAGTATGCACGGGACTTCTTTGATCCCGACGAGATCTCGCGTCCACAACCCGACGCGCTCCAGTTCGCGTGCTGGCCGGATGTGTGCGGAATGATATGGCATCTCTCCTATCGCGCCGATCCGCGCGTCAGGGAGCTTGCAGATCGGCATTACAGTCGGCGGACGGTCGGCGCACCTCAATTCGTTCCGCCCGGCCGATGTCTCGTCCTCTTCGTGCCAGGTGCGTTCTGGGTTACGTCATGGCAAGAATATACCAGGCACAATTGGAATGGTGCGTGGATGTGCAGCGCATTTCGGCGCGAGTACGGTGACATGATCGCGTCACGCATGATTGTGGATGCGCTCGCCGCGACCCGTTGGCGTTGGCCTGACGTGCCAGAAATCGCGTGTTCATGCGGGTGCCGGGTGGCGATGGTCACCTTCGTGGACGGCTCGAAGGTGAAGCGCAAGCGTGACCTCGGCCGATGTTTTCGGCGGGCAGGCTTCGTCGAGTGCACACAGCACACGAAGAAATCAGGGCTGACCGTACTGCACATCGATCCGCGTGATCTGCCTGCGGCAGAACCTCCTATCGGAGCTCAGCGCATACTCCTTGGCTTGTAACATGCACGATACCGTGCCAACTTCGCTCGCCATGGATCTCGCAACCTGGATTCTCCACGCATCGCTGCTCGTAACCGACGCGCACGGCCATCACCCCATGCGGCCGATCGCCGCTGAGGGCGCGCAGGCCATCGCCCGCGCGTGCGAGCGGCAACCGGACGAGCAGGCGCAGCGCAAGTGCGCGGCGGTCTACCTCGTGATGGCCTTCCGCGAGTCAGGCTACCGGCTCGATGCCGTCGGCGACGGCGGGCGCGCCCGCGGGCCCTTCCAGGTCCACACCAAGCGCGCGCCGCGCACCTGGTCCGAGGCGGTCGAGCAGTACACGCCCATCCTCGTGCGCTCTGCTACCTCGTGCGCCGAGCCCCTGGAGATGCTCGCCACCGGGCGGTGCGGCACCTCGGTGGGTAGGCGCATCTCGCGCGAGCGGATGGCAGAGGCGGAGCGGATCGCGAACGCTGAACAGGAGTCAACATCGATCGAGAACCACTGACGACGCGAGCGCGACGAGACACAGCGTGGTGCTCGAAAATCGCATGCGCGCCCGTGGCTGACGGGCGGCGGCTTACTGTGCTACTGTCCTTTGCAGCATGACTGACAAGATTGCCGAAGCGTGGAGGACCATCCTTACAGAACTCGGGTATTCAGCGTCCGACGTGCACCTTGCAGAGTCTCCAGATCGCGTTGCCCGCTACATGCGGCAGTGGCACACGGCCGCGGCTCCAGCGCCGGAGCTTACGGTCTTTGACAACACCAACCCGCGCTACGACGAGTTGATCACGACGGAGCAGATTTGGTTCTACTCGCAGTGCGCACACCACGGGCTTCCGTTCTTCGGCACGGTCGCTGTCGGGTACATCCCCGGAGATCACATCCTAGGGCTGTCGAAGTTCGCACGGGTTGTCGACTACTTCGCGCACAGGTTCCAGGTGCAGGAGCGCATGACACACCAGATCGCAGAATTTCTCGACGAACGCCTAAGACCCAAGGGGTTAGGCGTGATCGTTCGAGCAGAGCACCTGTGCATGAGTTCCCGCGGGGTTCAGCGTCCCGGGCACAGGACTACGACGAGCGCACTGCGAGGTGTGTTCAGGGACAACCCGGCAGCTCGTTCTGAATGGCTGGAATTCGCGAACGGAGGAAAACGGTGAGTTCAGGCACGCTTGTGTGGGCAACGGAGCAGGTTGTCGGTTATCACTGCTGGCCTGAGGCGCCGAAGGAGGACCGCATCGAGTACCTGCGTTCGCCTCATCGCCATGTGTTCAAAATCACGGTCTTTGTTGGCGTGACGAACGACGATCGCCAGGTTGAGTTCCACGTACTCAAGCGCGCCATTCGGTCTCGCGGGCTTGCGCAGTTCGCAACCAACGAATTTGGTGAGTACGACTTTGGCTACTCCTCGTGCGAGGCGATCGCTCGGACCATCATGGACAACGTTGGCTTCGACGGAGTTCGCGCAGTAGAAGTCTCTGAAGACGGGGAAACCGGAGCAAGGGTGTTCAAATGAGAATTTTCATCGTTCCTATCGAACCTCTGGACGAGCGCTACAGCGAACAGTGGTACAGGTGGTGGCCGGAGGGGCTGGCTCGCCTTGGGCATAACGTGTCCGTTGTAGACCCACCGAAAATTTTCGACGCGGGAAAGAAAATCAAACACGGACAGTTTCTCGACGTTTACGACACGAACATTTACAAGGCTGGGCAGGCAGCGACGCTGGCGCAACTATTTCGAGACGGCGTGATCTGCGACGGGGACTGTGTTCTGTTCCTCGATGCGTGGAATCCTGCCGTCGATCAAGCAGCGTACATGCGAGACGCGGGCGATCGAAAGGTCGTCCTCGCAGGATGCTGGCACGCGGGCACTTACGACCCTCACGACTTTCTTACGCAGAAGGGCATGTCGCCGTGGGCAGCATACTCCGAGATGGCTTGGGGGCGCGCACTCGATCTAAATTTCTTTGCCACCGAGTTTCACGCTCGACTGTTTCAGGATACAAGAACCCCCGATCCAGCTACAGTGCACGTGACTGGATTCCCGCTGCTGGCACAGGAATGGCAGCAGTACTCGATGCCGTGGTCCGAGCGTCCGATGATCGTTGTCTTTCCTCACCGGCTCGCGCCAGAAAAGGGCCTCGAAGACTTCAGGCAAATCGTGGAGCTGTACGAGAAGAGATACGCAACCGAACCCGAAACCAAAACGATACGCTGGGTCAGAACTCGGGATGAGTACAGGCCGAAACAGGTTTACTGCGAGCTTCTCGGGTCGGCGCGGGTGGCTGTGAGCACAGCACGCCAAGAAACTTGGGGTATAGCGATGCTGGAGGCTGCATCGTTGGGGTGTCACATTTGTGCCCCCGATCGCTTGTCGTATCCGGAGATCTACGAAGCTAAAGAGCTGTATCGATCAGTGGACGAGGCGGTCGAGATCATCCACGCAGCGCTGCACGCGTCGGAGCCGCGGCCGTGGGATGGTGCACGCTGGGAGAACGCTATTGGGAAGGCTGCTGCGCTCATCCAGAAAAAGTGCGAGGAGATAAGAGCACAACGCAGTGTGTAATCATCGGAGTTGATCGGCGGCGGCGTCGTCGCTGTTCGAGGTACGAATGAGGATAGCACTTGCTGGGGTTGAGAGTTCTCACGAACACTTGTGGGCAGCTTGTTTATCACGTGCGCGCTCTGTACTCACATCTTTCTTCTACGCAGATACGATCGAACACTCGAACAGATTTAACCTGTGGAAATCGACGCTTCATCAAGCAACGTTTCGTCTTGTAGACTCGGGTGCATACACGTTCCGCACCACCGCCTTGTGGGGCAACAAGGAAACCGCTGCAGGCATAGACGTCGACGCTTACCTCGACCGCTACATCAAGTGGATCTTGCGCATGCGGTCTTTGAAACTGGTCGATTACTGGGTGGAGATGGACATTGGTGTGGCAGTTGGGGCAGAGTGGGTAACTCAGCACCGCAAGCGCTTCTTTGATGCGGGGCTCGGTTACGGGCTTATCCGAGTTTGGCACTCTTTGGAAAGCGACTGGCAAGGGTGGCTGGACCTGATCGCCGAAGCGAAACAGCCGAATCGTTCCAGATTCGTAGCGATCGAGGGAAGAAGCAAGTACTACGCACCGATTGACTACACCAAGTTTATCCGCGCAGCATACGACCAAGGAGTCCGAGTACACGGATTCAGAATGACAAGTTTCAAAGACTTGAAAAGGTACCCATTCTACTCCGTTGACTCGACAACTTGGACCACGGCGGTGCGTTTCGGTGTCACCCACTCTGTTCGAAACGGGTGGCTGGAATCAAGCTTGAACGGGGACCGGGTGTGGCGCGGTAGACTGATCCCACGGCGAACGTCGACGTACCGCACGCGCCTAGACCTGGTGAAGACGACTGCAGCGCAGTGGGTCAAAGCAGAAAAGCAAATCACAGAGCTATGGGAAAAGCGCGGCATAAACTGGGACAAACAACTGGAAAAGGTGCTGCATGAAGAAGGGAAAGCAACAACAGCAACCGTATAAACGCTTCGATGTGGGCGGCCTGCCGATGATCGTTCTTCCGATCGACCTCCCCGAAGACAACCCTGAGAACCCGAACGAGATGTCCCCAGAGTTCTTCGAGAAGGAGAAGGAATCGATCAAGACCTACGGCATGATCGACCCGCCTGCTGTTCGAGAGCTGCCAGATGGGAGGTTCATGATCGTCGATGGTCACCACAGACGCCGCGCCGCAAAAGAGCTCGGGCATGAGACGATCACCTGCGTTGACCTCAGTCGGATGAGCGACCATGACGCGCGCAAGTTCATGCTCATCGCGAACGAGCTTCGGGGACGCGCCGAGCCTGTGAAGCTCGCGGAGGTAGTGGCGACGCTTACCGCAGCCGAACCAATCGAGAACCTCATCAGCACGCTGCCGTTCTCAGCGCAAGAGATCGAAAGCATGGTCAAAAGCATCGAGCCGTTCGACTGGTCCCCGGTAGGCATCGAAGAACCTGCCCGAGGCGGTGGTAGCGAAGGTAACGGCGGCTACGAGCAGGACAGAGTGTTCAGGCTCGGTTCGATCCACGCCCACATCCCCGTCAGGCTCCACGACGACCTCATGATCGAGTGGAGAAAAAGCGTCGAAGCTGTCAGCACACGCAACGCGGAGATCGTGCTTCGAGACATCCTGAAACGACTCCGGGCGTGCCCGCCTGAACGGAAAGAGGAGGAACCGCACGATGATCACGATCACGAGAACGCTGGAAATTGACGCCGGCCACCGGCTTCTCAGGCACGAAGGGAAGTGCAAACACCCGCACGGGCACCGGTACAGATTCGACGTGACGCTCGGGTCGAACGGAGGCCTGGACGAGGTCGGGCGGGTCCTGGACTTCGGAAGAGTCAAGGACCTCGTCGGTAGGTGGCTGGATGACAACTGGGACCATGGGTTCATTCTTGAGCGGGGCGACCCGCTCGCAGCCTTCCTCGCGAGCTCCCAGTCCAAGCTCTACCTGCTCGACGCGCCCCCATCGGCCGAGGTTCTGGCCGCGCACCTTGCGGCACAGGTAAAGCGCACGCTCGCAGAGGAAAAGTCGCCGTTGTTCCTTGTTCGGGTCGTATGCTTCGAGACGCCGAACTGCTTTGCTACGTGGGAGGTCGGGTGATGCCTGCAGGCGGAACGTACAGCGTCAAGGAGATTTTCCTCACGGTACAAGGCGAAGGAGCGCGGGCAGGGTCGAAGGCCGTGTTTCTTCGGTTTACGGGCTGCAACGTTTGGACCGGGAGACCTCAGGACCGAAGCAAAGGAAAAGGCGCGTGCGCGGCTTGGTGCGACTCGGACTTCTTCAAGGGCAAGAACATGACGACGCGCCAGATTGTCGAGCGGCTGGATGAGCTCTGGCCCGACGACGGGAAGCATCAGCGGTGGGTCGTTTTGACAGGCGGCGAACCCGCGCTCCAGTGGGACATGACGCTCAGGTATGCGCTCGAGGATGCTGACTGGTTCGTGGCGATGGAAACCAACGGCACCGTACTCCTTCAGGCGCCCGTCGACTGGCTCACGGTCAGTCCGAAGCTCGGCACGAAGCTCGTCGTCACCCGAGGCGACGAGTTGAAGGTCGTCTTGCCGGGAGTAGCACCCGGGACCACGGAGCAAGGGTGGACGGCGGAGCAAGGGTGGACGGACGAACAGTTGGAGCAGCTCGCGGGGGTCAAGCGATTCGAGCACAAGTTCGTGCAGCCTCAGGATGTTGTCCGCCCTGAGGCGACTGGAGAAACCCTGCTCAGCCGGAACCTGACGCACCCTATGCACACGGCAGAAGCGTTGTTCAGAACGAGCGTGAAACGCTGCCTAGACTTCATCAACACGCATCCTGATTGGCGACTGAGCTACCAGGTCCACAAGGCAATCGGAGTCCCGTGATGCATCGCCGTTACCAGACCATGCTCGAAGAGGAGGCGAGCACCCTTCGGAGGCGAGTCGAAGGTGTCCTCGGATGGGCAGAGGGGGATGCAGATCGCTTCGACCTCCCGATGCTCAGAGAGATGGTGCGCGAGAAATCACCAAAGCTGCATCACCTTCTTGGCCAAACAATTCGCGAGATGCGGCTCAGAGCGCTTGGGCGCCGCTGACTTCCGCCGAAGCACACTCTAGCAGTTCCTCGTACTCCTCACGCGAGCCCGCGAACGCATCGACGTCGCACAGCCCGTCCACCCCGGGCCACGTCGCTCCGTTCGCGTCGCCCCCGTGCTGCCACACGTCGGCTCGCGCCCACGGGCGCGGGCAAGTGTACGGTGCCGATGGCCAGTGGTCGTACTCGCAATCGCGCCTAAACTCGGATGGGTAGCGTGCAAGCCAGAGCGGCGCCGTGCTCCACGTCGCGTCGAGGTCGAGCTGCGCGGTGAAGGACTGGTACGAGTACCAGCCGATCTCACGCCATACCTCACGCATCCGCTCGCGGAACGCCTGACACCACACGCGCCAGAGCGGTCTCTGACCGAGCGCGAGAGGATAGTTCTGCTCGACGTCGAGCCAGCAAAAGAACCTGCGCATGTGCCGCTGCTCGTGCACGTCGAGAACTTCGAGCACGTGCTTGGCCTCCGCCCTGGCGTCGGCGATCCAGTCCGGGCCGCTTGGGTGAGCGAAGTGGTAGACCGACACGTGCAGTCCGGCCGATAGAGCTCCAGCGATCTGCTCTCCTGCGAGCGAATTCGTGAGCGCGCCCCCTTCGGTGAGTTTGACGATCGCGAACTCGGCTCCGGCCTCGCGCACCTCGGCCCACCGGATGCGGCGCTGGTACGAGGAGACGTCGATGCCGGAGATCATGCCGGGGTACGTACGCGCCTACCGTACTTAGCCTTGAGCGTGCGCTTCCAGTTGGGCATCACAGCGCCGTAGACCTGCTTCGTGGTCCCCGCTGGCCCGCCCGCGCGAAGAACCATGTACCCTCCCGGGCTCATGGTGCGTGGATCGGTGAGTTGCCTCATAAAATCGTACGGCCCTTTGCCGTCCGAAAACCATCTCGGACCGACGAAGTTGGACACAGCGACGCCGTAGATCTCGTAGGAGTCGCCTTCGACCGGGTCGCAAATCTCCATTGCCACCTCGTGCTCGTAGTCGAAGTCGGCCCAGAAATTCACGTACGGATCGATAATGGTCTCCAGCACTTCGTGCGAGAGCGTAGCCGAAAGCGACAACGAGCCGTAATACTGAGTCCCGCCGTTGCCCTTCACGACGCCCCAGCCGATGACCAGTTTCGGCCGGCCGCGCGCGTCGGTCGTGTGGTACGCGAGCGCGTCTGGCGCCTCGGGGATGTAGTCCTTGACCACGCAGTGGAGGTAGTCGCCCGGTGTGTCCTTCTCGCCTGCGAAAACGCCGATCGACACCGGCTGCACCTCCCACCAGCCGGCGAGGTCGCGCGCGACCTGCGCATCGAGCGCAGATCCGATGCGTTCGAGAGCGAAGCGCGTGAGCGTCACGTCTGAGGACTCGGAGTAGATGCCGATTTTCATGCGAGCGCCTCGATTCTGCGCGCCAGCTCGCGAAGGTTTGCCAGAGCATCGCTGACCACTTTCAGCTTGGCCGTCTCAATCTTGGCGAGCGAATCTTCCTGGAAGACCACGTAGATCCACTTGTGCAGAGTTGCAGGCGACCATGCGCAAACCTCCACGCGATCGTCGTCGTGAATCTCTACGAGCAACCGAAACCCGGAGTCGAACTGCTTGCATCGCTGCACGAGGGCATCGATGGTGTCTGCGGTGTCGGTCATTTCCCCGGCCCGTCCGGCGCGCCAGCATCGACCACGATCACGGTGCAGTTTCGTCGCCGCTCCGCCATCGCCTTGCGCTCCGCGATGAGTTTGAGCACATCGGGTAGCGCCTCGGCGCCGCAAACAAGCGCGATCTCCTCGGCCGGCATCCCGACGTGGTCGTCGATGCACTCGATGATCTTGATCGCATCGCCGAGCCCCTCAGCCGTCTTGGCCGGGGTGCACGCGACGAGGGCGAGAGCGAGAGCAATCGTGCGAGCGGTCATTGCAGGTCCTCCTTCTTGGGTTTGGGTGCTACGTCCTCCTCGGGGTTCGGCGACGGGCTTGCGCCGTACGAAACCGGAGGAAGGTGCAAGCCGAACAAGCCGAGCACGCCTGCGGCGGCGAGCACGTACGAGCGCCATTCGGGGCGAAGTTGGATGATCGTTGCGGCGGCCGCGCTGAGCATCGCGACCAGAAGCTGCCGCCAGTTTTGCTTGAGCCAGGTCATGGCGCGAAGCGTACCTCAGAACGACAGACCAGCAACGTGAAACTTGCCCTCCGCAACGCCGGCGGCGTCCCCAGTCGCAGTCCAGTAGAAGAGCCAGTCGCCCGCAACCGAGACCGGGATGCTCGCGGTGAACCTCCCCGTGCTGTCTTTGACAATCTGCGGGTCCACGCCGAAGGTGTAGAGCGTGACGACACCGACAGGATCTCGCGTGCGCAAGGTAAGCGTCGCAGGGTCGGTGAGCGTGCCGAAGCGGTCGCGCGTGACAAGGCAGATGCGCGCGACGTCTCCGACAACGAATCCCGAGGTTGCGTCTGAGCACGCTGCTGTCATCGATGTGCCTGCGTTACCTGCCGTGACGAACGCGACCGGGCCTCGCCTGAAGACGGAAGTCTGGAGCATCGAACGTCACGTGTCCACTGCTTCCGCCTCGTCGAGTTCGCTCGGCGACGGAGGGCGTAGTGTTTCGAGCGCGCCGTTCTGCGCCACCTCTTTCAGGCTTCTTGCCGCTTCCTGTAGCTTCCTCGATGCTTGCAGGAGTTTCGCGCACGCAGCATCATGCTGCTCGTCTGGCTTGACCTCGGAGGCGGATTTCGGCGGCACCGACTTCGCCGTCTGGTCGAGCGCGGGGAAACTGGAACTTGCCATGGTTCTCACCTCGTTCGTCTGGTTTGGTACTCAGAGATCAAGACCTGAAGCTTTTCCCTGAGGTCGTTCATAGCCTCTGCTTCCGTTTCCATGGCCTTGGTCATGCTGACGAGGGCCTCGGTGCACTTGCGCACGTCCGAGAGCCGTGACTCGTGAAGCGCCGCGATGATCGCGTCCTTCGATTCGAGTTTGCGCCAGAGGATGATGACCGTTAGGCCGAGGAAGATGATGATCGCACCGGCTCCCCCGAGCTTGAGTAGTTCGTTCGCTGCAACGACTGCGGGAGGGTCCATGGGTAGGGCTAAGGCAGCTGTACTGCGGGTTCGATGATGAAGGGGCTGATTGGTATGACGGCGTCTCGTTTACCTGACTGCGTGAGCCACACGTCGTACACGTAGACGGCGGGCGGAATGTTGGTCGAGAGCGTATCGGATGGCGTGAACGTGAACTCCCCGATTCCGTCCGCTGCTGCCGTAAGCGTTGCCGTTTTGGCGATCAGGGGCGGAACGTCGCCCGACTTTCGCTTCACCTGCAGAGCAAGGCTTGCTGCTCCCGTCCGCAGGTCTGCCTTGGTGCCGTTTGCGTGAAACACCTGCACACGGATCGTAACGTCGGCACCTTTCTGGACGCGGACTGCCTTGCGTGGATTCTGCGGCAAGAAGTCCGCCCGTATCGCACCGTCTTCCAGTACTCCGACGAGGTAAATCAGCATCCTTCCCTCAATAGTGCCCGTATCGAGAGCGAAGATATTGCTCGCACTGTTGGTTCTTCGACGAGTCGACCCCAGTCACCATAAGAAACTCCGCGACCTTGTTTCCTGCGTTACTTGACCCGCTGAAGTTTGCTCCGAGTACGGTAAAGGTATTGCTCTGCAAGGTCCCAGGGTCGTTTGCGATTACGCTCACTGTGAACTCGTTCGGCCCGTTGTTCAGAAACCCTTTGTGCCCTACATGGGTACCGTCAAACTCGACGCGCAGAGTCTTTACCCCGGAGAATACCCCCCACGTTGGGTTTGTATGGTTCCAATTGCTGTGCCCCGTACCGCCTCGCATGTCCACATGCGTCGACGAAGAGACAATGTTCGTGTCCCCGCGTAGGTAATCCCTGCCATTGCCGCGCATCCAAAAGTAGCTTCCCGCGGTCGTCAATCCGGTGCACACTTCGAAGACTGTATATGCCCCATCCCCGAGGTAATTCCCGGTGTGCAACCAGTCATTCACGCCGTCGAACTGCAGCGATGGCTTGCCGCCAAACGCAGGATCCGAAGCGATGTAGAGGGGCTGTTGCGACGCGGTCGCGTTCACCAGATTCCGCGCAGGGTCGTTGTTTCCGCTTTGGTCTACCCACTGCGCTACGGTGCCTCCGTTGAGCACGATGCCGAGGTCGGACCGATACCAAACCTGTAGCGCTGAACCGAAGATTGCGATCGGGTCCGACACCGGAACAGCGGCCATTCCAATGAGCCGACCGAACATTACGGAGCCACCTCCACGATCTGAATCACGCCGAACCACTGGATCGTCGTCGCGGCCTTGCCGGTCACGCGCACGCGCCCCGTCGTGCCGTTGTTGTCGATCGTGCAATCCCACGCCGGATCGTCCTCGTCCGTTTCGATATTGACGAGCGCTCCGGGGACTGGGCCGAGCGTACCGTACCTGAATCGCCGCTTGAGCTTGTAGCTCGCGCCTTGTGAGGCGTCGCTCTTGATCGCGGTGACGAGCGCATCGACGACCGTCTGCCCGGGTGAGAGCGTCCACGTGAAGAGGTCTGTCACGGTCGCGTCAACCGTCTGCACGTTGCGGTTGCGCGTGCGCACCGTGCCTTTCGCGTTGCCGACGTAGTCGAAGTCGTTGGCGGAGACCTGTACGAGCCCACCGTTTACCGCAGGAAACGCGCCGGTCAGAAACGAAATCTCGTTCAGCCAGCTTTCCATGAACGGCGCCCAGCCGCGCGTCTGCCCGTTGATGTTCAGTTCCCCGGCCGCTGCGTCGAAGGGTGGGATGATGCGGTTGAAGACGTCCCGAACGAGCGCGCAGCGGACGTCCACCGACGTGTTGCCGTTCGCGTCTGTCGTGGTCAGCCGCACGCGGTACCCATACGGCTTGTCCGGCGTGAAGGTGACCGATTGCGTTGTGCCCATCACCCCTGTCGGCACGGAGGAGCCGGGGGGCACGTCGAGCATCTCCCAGAGCCAGGTGACGGTTGCGGGCGGTCCGACGTTGTCCGTGTTCTTGCACGTGATGGGAACGTTCAGCGTTGCGTCGATTGCCCTTCCTCCCGGCGGGAGGTTGGCACCTTGCTCGAACTTGATGAGCGCGCTCATAGACCTACTCCGCCCTGCCGAAGTCCCATCCGTGGATCTGCATCGTGGTGCTCGCCGGCACACCGAGACCGCTCGACCAGGTCAAAACGATGTCCCGAGTCGCAGGAGAGGAGTTCGGATAGTCGGGGACGATCGGAATCCGCGCCGTGAACCCCCAGAATGGCGTCATGGGAGCCGCAGTTGGGTTGGCAAGGGTTGTGACGTGGACGATCTGCGAGCCGACTGTGTTTCCGGAAGCGTCCTTCACGGAAAGCACCACGGTGTTGGTCACCGCGCTGTTTGCAGGCAGAGAACCCGCAGCCTCCGTTATTGAAATCGTCGCCAGAATGGCTTTCGCGCCTGCCGGAACGCGCACGTTGTCCGAGAGCGTGAACGTAGCCGTGCTCACACCGACAGAGGATGCGTTGAACGCCGGAGGTCCTATCTGGCTCAGTTGCATACTGCCGTCGATCGTGAGCGCCTGCGGCACGCCAGCGCCGTTCGTCCTGCCGCACGCGATGAGCACGGCGGAAAAGTTTGGTATGATGCCCGGGTCGAGCCCGCACGACGCAGGCAGGTTGATCGCAGCAGATGGCGTGCCGTCCCTGTTCGGGGGCACGCTTGTGTAAACAGGAATCCCGCGCGGAGACCTTGGAAATCGCGGCTGCCCCGGGGCCCAGTAACGCGCCCACCGCGGAAGGCCGTTTGGCGTAACGAGGTAGACGTAGTAGAACGCGTTGCCACCAGGAACCTGGCCCGTCGCCTGATTGTCTGCGGCTCGAAGGTCGATTTGGTCTGCGTCCGCAGCCGCGCCTCCTGGCCGCAGACGCCCGCCGAGCCGTCTGCCTCCTGAAACATGCACGCCGGTCACATCGAAGTCGCCCGACAGGAAGGTGTTCGTAGGGGACACGAACGCATGCCCGAACGCACGCACACCCTTCGACCAGAACCTCTTGATGTTGAACGGCGGGTGAATGCGGTCGGTTAGAAGCGGTCGCACATCCCAGAAAATGGCGTCATCGGTCGTCGTTCCGCCGGCTTTCATCGAGGCGACGGCGAGCGGGAGCCATCCTTGCGCGACTCCGACGCTCGCAAACCCACCGCCCACTGTTCCAGTCCGCACGCGGTAACTGAGGCGACCTTCGCGCGCCTTGGTCACGAGCGCCGCGCTGAACGTTCCGGTGACCGGGTTGAAGATGTCGCGGTTGTCGGTCTCCGTCGTCGTTTCGGACCACGAGCACTCGATGACGGAAATCACGGGCGCCGCACCGCCGTTCGGCGGGATAGTCAGCGTTCCGATGGTACTGACTCCAGGGTCGTCGACGAACTTGTAGTCCGAGTCGTCCACGCCGCCGTCTGGGTTGAGGAACATGGCCCGCCCGGGGCTAACCAGGACGCTGGAAGATGCGGGCTGGGGCTGCACCATAAGCCCGTCCAGAATCTCGGCCGAGACGGGCGTGCTGAGGCCCGTGTTAGGAATGGCGACGGCTGCAGCGTCGATGTCGTCGTATGCGTGAAACGTGTTGAAGAGCGCGCGAAGAAACTCCGCATCCATCTTGTCGCGGAAGTTCTGCTGCCTGTTGTGGTCCGCGCTGATGATTCGCTCCTCGTTGTTGAACACCAGCCGTTTCTTACCGCTCGACATGTCTCACCTCTGGTTTATCACGGGCACCCGATGTCCTCAAAGTACAGGTCGAAGCCGACGCCAGCTGCCTTGATTGCCGAAACCTGTGAGAACACGGACGCGTAGAATTTGCTTGCGGCGCTCGCGAACCCATCCATGAAGTTCGGGTACTTGGAGTTCTGGGTGTCGTAGGCGTTGAAAGGATGCGTGTCGTAGCAGACGCCGAACTCTCCATCGCTGAGGCGTGGCACACCTATCAGGAAGAACCCGCGGAACGATGCGTAGTCGAACTGAAGTCGGAACCTGCGCGGGTTGATCACGGACGCGGTCGAAACGACGGATGTCGGGTCGAACCGCGCTCCCGATTGCGTACCGACCACGCTGTATCCCGCACCTGCCTTCTTTTGGCTGCCGGAGTTCTTCGGGACGAAGAAGAGCCGAGTGTTCGCGTTCTGCAACTGCCCGAAGTACCCGATGCCGATGGTAAGGTTCTGCGGGTCACGAAGCTCGATGACCTCTCCGCTCAGGAACCCCGGCACAACGAGTGCGCCGTCGAAGACGATGACGTTCTCGTCGTAGAAGTCGCTCAAGGGAACTGCAGCAGGTGACCCCGACACCCTGTCGCCGTCGTAGAAGGCGCCACGGAGAAGAAGCGAGCCGACTTCGCGGAAGCAGAAGGTGTTGACGCCTCCGATCGAGTTGAGCAGGCGGATGATGGCTCCAGGGCTTACGACATCGGGGAGGCTCCGGATCTTGAAGCGGTAGAGATCGATGGGTTCGCCTGCGTACTCGATGCCGCGGTCGTGGCCGAGCGATTCGAGCATCGCACTTCGCCCGCCCGTTGTCGGCGACGGTTGCGAAACGACAAAACTCGTGTCGGCGAAGACCGGTACGGTGACGAGTTTGCTGAACTGGTTGATTTCGCCTGGCAGCACCTCGCCGTTTGCTGCGGTGACTTGCCCAGGAACGTTGTACTCGAACCCCGTCGCGACCGCCGTTACAGAGACCGTGTGCGGACCGAGGTCCGCAGCACCGAACGCAACGTCCTGGTCGAGTTGGAACTCGCGGCCGTCGCTTGTCGAAACGAGCGAGCCTGCGGAAATCGTAACCGCCCCTGCGGCAGCCGTCGGGCGGGTAATTGAGATGGTACCTTTCGCCTTCGCCCCGAGCAAGGAGAAGACGATGATCGAGTCGCAGTCGAGCTCGGAGGCTGCGGACGAGATCCGCTCGCCCATCTTGCTCATGGCCTGGAAGAGCTCGTAACCGCTGTTCGGCGTGGTCTTGAGCGGGAGCAGGTATCCCAAGGGATAGGAGCGGTCGAAAAGGCGCAGGAAGTACGCCTGGTCGAGCGAGGTGCAGTCACTCGGCTCGACGCCGCCTGAAATCGGGTACTGGGTCGGTTCGGTCACGTTCCGCTCACAACGACAAGACTGAGGGAGGTACGGAAGACCTGAAGCGTCTCGGCAACGACGTCTCCGGCAGGTGCCAGAATCTCGTTGCCTGTAAGGTGCAGGCCGACGATGGGCTCCAGCGCAGCTTGCGCATCCGCGCGCACGAACTTTTGCCCAGGGCTGAGTCCGTTGACGTAGCCGATGATCGCCGAGCGCGCTGCGAGAGCTACAGCGGCCGTGTCCACGCCGGAAAGGAACGTCAAGCCGAGCGAGACACCGAGCAGAACGACCTGAGCCACGACGACATTGACGTAGATGCCCGCGGCGCGCACGTCCGTGAGCGCCGAGCTGATATCGCCGGCAAGAACCTGGCTTTGGGCTTGGTACGAAGGCGGGGTAGGAGAGACGGAAACGAGCACGTCGGTGAAGGCGTCGGCGACGACAAGTTCGACGAATCGCGCAGGCCGCCCGCCAGAGTCAATCGCCTCGAAGGCCGTGGCGCGCCTGACTCCCGGCACCGCGAGCGCTCCTTGCTCGATTGCGCGAAGAGTGCCGCGCCGCGCAGTCGTGAAGAACAGCCGCGCGCGGTTGCGCAGGTCCTCGTCCGACTCCTCGTTGTCCGCGCCCGCCGATGCGAGTGCATTGGTGACTTTCAGGTCGGGCGGAGACCCCAAAGGGACATCAACGATGCTGGTGATGGTGTTCGCCGCAACCTGCTGGTCCAAGCCAGCCTTGACAGACCGAACCGGGACCGGAGCGATACTTGTCGCGCCGCCGGGGTAGTTCGCCGCGGCGACTGTTTGCCACATCCTGCCGTCTACGGTTTGAAGGCGCGTGCCTACGGGAATCGAGAAGGGGCCGGGCGCCGGAGAAGCGGTGTAGAAGGTCACGCTGGTTTGCGCGACGGAGGCAGGCTTGCGCGTGAGGCCGTAGCGGTCGAAAACGAGACGGTCGAGTTTGCGGCCTTGCGCTGAGTCGAGGAACAGGCTTGCCTCGATTGCGATAAGCTGCCCTGTCACCTCGTCGCCTACGGCAGCGATGCCGCTCGTGATGGCGTTGGCGTCGCTCCCTTCGCGCTCGATGATGGTGCGAGACAGGTTCGAGTTTCGTACCATCATTTCGTCGCGTGCGATGCGGAAGTGGTCTCGGAAGGTGGGAAAGTCGGCCATGGCAGTGCCTCAAATCATAGCTGCACGAAGGTGGTAGGAACGGGGATTGAAATCTGCACCTGTCCGTTCGTACGCGCGAGCGTCGCGCGCACCTCGACAGTAAGCACACCGTTCGAGCCGAGAGAGAGCTGCACGTCGACGGTTCCGAATTCTGGCTCTTGCTGAAGCTGCCGGATTGCTTCGGCGCGCAGAAGGTTCAGGTCGGCGACGCGCAAGGGTTCCTTCACCCGCAGGCCAAGGCCGTAGGACGGGTCGAGGAAGAAGAACTCGTTTGGGGCCGTGGTGAGGCGGCGGATGACAAGCTTGCGAAGCAGGCTCATGCCGGACTCGGTCGCGTAGTCGCCGCCTGGCAACACGCGCAGCGTTGCCGCGAAAGAATCGGGCGCGGTCTGGATGCTCGCGAGGTCCACGAGTCCTCCTTCCACCTCGGCCGGAACGGAGGCTTCGCAGCCGTCGAAGTCTGCATGGTCGGGAGATGTGATGAGGTTGCCGTTGGGGTCGACGAGCGTAGGGGCGGAGACGCGGTGCTTGATGAGCGCGGCGGCGAACTTCTTCAGCGTGTAGAGCTGAAACACGGTGCCGAGCGTGACTGGAAGAACGCCTAGAACCGTGAGTTCAGCGCCCGTATCCAGCCTCTGCACGTGCCAGGTGCGCGGGTTGAGCGCGTCGCCTTGGCCAATCGTGGACAGGGCGCGCGGAGGCTTGGAGAGCTCGACGAGCACCACCCGGTCGCCGATGGCGATGGCCTGAACAACGTAGAGCGTCGCGGCCATCCCTCCGCCCCAAAGCGATCCCCAGCTGTTGCCGCCCCAACCCATCTACGTCCCCTTCGCCTTTGTCGTTGCGATCGTTGCAAGCTGCGCCTGGATTGCCTGCTGCAGCACGGTAAGCGAAGATATCTTCGCGGCAGCATACTGAGCGTAGGTTGCCTGCGTGAGGTTATTGCTGATATCGGTAGAGATTTCGGTAAGCCACGCCGTAAGGATTGCTAGAAGCTCCTGCGCGTGCACGAGAGGGCGCGCGGTTTGGTCGCCCACCTTCACGTCCGAAGCCGTGACCTCGACGGAGGCCCCGCCGGCGTCGATTTGCACCTTACCCCCGCCGGAGACGACGATGCGGCAGGTCTTCCCAGGCTCGACAACAAGTACCACGTCGGATGTGGGTTCGTTGCTCCCTCCGTCGAACTCCTTTGCCGGCTTGTCCGCAACACCCCACAGCTTTCGAACGATGACGGGGCCGAAGCCGGGTTCGCCGGAAGGCTGCACGACCACAACCGTGTCGCCCTTCTTGAGAGGCGCGAAGAGCCCGAAGCCGCTGCCAGCGTACTCCGTGCCGACAAGGCACGTCTCCTCCTCGCCCGAGGGCATATAGACGACGTCGGCGAAGATGCCGTGGTCGGGGTCGAAGCCGAGCTCCTTGACCACGGCGAGCGTGCACCAGACGCGCGAGTCGACGTCCGGACGGCGCACGGCTGAAGACAGCCTTGCCACATCGATGCTTCTTCGAACCTTGCCTGCCACTACAACGCCTCCCTCCGCGGAACAGGTCGAGTTTTCACCTCGCCAGGAGTCGTCGAAACATCGTCCACCTGCGAGCGCGCGATGACGTAGTTCTGATAGTCGAAGTCGATGCGCAAGCCTCTCTCTCCCCAGTCGTACCGAACGTTCGCAACGCGAAAGAATCGCTGAAGCTCGACCACGTTGCCGCGCGTTGACGCAACAAGAACCCGTGCGAGGTTCTCGTCGCCGAGCGTTCTGGTGATTCGCCTCACCTGCTCCTCGAAGCTGTTTCGTTCGCTGTCGATGAGCGCGGAGACGAGCGGGGAAGCCGCGGTCAGGTTGCGCGTGTCGATGAGGAACTCAACCCCGTCACCTGGTCGCAACCGAACGAGGTCAGGATCTGCATTGTTGCCGCCGAAGCTCGCCAGGTTAGGTGTGGATGCCGAGCCGCCCACTTCTCCTCGGCCGATTTCCTCGTAGATTGCGTGTGCAATCTGGGTAAGCCGCTCAGGGTCCGTGACTCCTGAAGGCGCGGGCAGGATGAGCACCTGCTCGCTCGAACTTCGGGCACCCGGTCCAACGAAGGTCTTTCGGGCGGCCTTCGCCTTGTCGCTGACGGCGGCGTCGGGAGGCCATTCCGCGACGATGAGCTGCCCGAGCCCATCGTCCTTGTCTGCGCCGTCGGGGTCGACCGCGACGAGGCGCACGACGCGAGGGCGCTGGAAACCTGTGTACTTTCGGTCGAAGCTGAGGGACTGCAGATCTCGGCCGTAAACGAGCCTACGCACGCTGAGAGGCGGGTCGATGGGTTCGAGCGCCTGCTGGTCGAAGGCGCGGGGCGCGCCTCCCTTGAACGGTGTCTTGGTGCCGTCAAACCCTGCACGCTGTTGCGCAAAGATGGCACGGGAAGGACGGATGAGCAGGTCATAGCCTCGGAAGAACGGAATGGCACCGACGAGGTAGCAGAACTGGACGATGAGGTCCCAGAAGGACAGGCTGCCCGTCTCGCTCTTCATCGTCATGCGCGGAGCCGCACGGGTCCCTTTCGCGCCTTGGCGATGTCGAGAGACATGGCGAAGACCCGGCGCTGCCGGAGAGGGCACTTGCGCGTCGGGCCATTCGTCTGGGTTGACGAGCACTTTGCAATTCTGGAAGGCGTTGCCGGGGTAGAGCGCGAGGATGTTGGCAACGACGACGTCGATGGGCTGGGTGGTGTCGAGCTGGTCCCAGAACTCGCCGACTTTGACCGGAGCCGATGCGACCTGCATGTCGAGCAGAGCGCCGCGGAGGTCCCTGCCTTTGAGGGAGATCGAACTGCCCTTGTCGTTGTGCGTCACCTCGGCCTCGTCCACGAGGCCGACCATGACCAGTGTGTCGGGGTTGGGCAGGCCGAGTTCGTTGCGCGTACGAAGAATCGACCGAGTCGACCCGTCGAGCGCGTTCGGGTTCGGCACTGCCATTCCTTGCGCGAACTCGACGGCTGAAACCGCGCCGATGTGAATCTCCGCCGACCACGCGCGCGCAACCTGCGGATTGATCGGGAACTGCAGAAAGTCCATCTCGATGGTGAACGTGCCGGCCTGCCTGTACCCGGGGAGTTCGACCGTGCACCTCTTCGGCACGCGGTTGAAGATTTTGCTCGCGCCCTCAAGGCCTGGTTGCAGGATGAGCGGCTCGGTGTAAGGGGGTTGCGGAACGACGGCCCCTTCCACCTGTTTGTCCACGGTGCCTGCTTCGGGAGGAGGCGTTGCGGTAACGTGCAGCGTCTCGTCGAAGAGCAGGGTGAAGTTCACTACGCAGCTCGGGTAGTAGGTGGCCATCCTACGCTCCTGCTCCTTGCCCAAGGGGCAGTTTCGGCACGAGCACGACTTGGCCTGGTTCGAGTTCGGCCGAGGTCAGGTTGTTGAACCGAAGAAGCGTTCGCCATTCGAGCGGCGTGCCGTAGAAGAGGCGCGAGACGTCGCGCAGGTCGTCGCCCTCCTTCGCCGTGTAGACCGCGAGCAGATTGCTCCCGGCCGCCGAGACTTGGGCAGCGTAGAAGTCGCGCCTCTCCACGGCCTCGTTGCGGAGAGAGCGGGCTGCACGCTTGAGGTCTGAGATGAACATTTCGGCCTGGCGTTTCTGCCCCGCGCTCATCTGAGCCGGGGTAGGACGGAAGCGCGTTGCAGCTGCGGTCTGCGCTTCGAGCGCGTCGCGGATGTCGTTCAACGCGCCGACCATCCCTTGCAACGCTGACCATGCCATGTGGACAGCGCTCAGCGGTGTGAGCACCAAGGACACCGCGTTCGTGATTGCTCCTTGCAGTTTGTCGAAGCTGTCGGAGAACTTCTGGGAAAGTTGAAGGAGTTTGCCGAGTAGGTCGGTGTTCAGGCCGAACGGCGGTTCGCTCAGCAGGTTGTCGAAGTCGTCCTTGAGCCTGCGCATGCGTGGGAGCGTGCCGGCGAGGGAGTTTTCGACCGTGAACACCCCCGGTGCCGTGCGCTCGCCCTGGCTTGTCCACGCGAACTTGATGCTGTACTCGAGGTCGTGCGTGTTGTGCCACCTCTGCTCGAACTCCACGAGGTGGCCGTGCCTTGTCACCTCGTCCCAGGTCACTTCCAGGAGTTGGCCTCTGCGCCGGATAGCATCGATGGTTTTCGCCGCCTCGCGCGCGGTGCGAATGGGGCGACCGTTGAGCGTGAAGGAGAACACCGGGTCAGCGCCGCTCAAACCCCCTGCGGTATCGGCAGAGGTGTCGAGGTACTTGTTCTTCCACCACCCCGTGATTTCCGTTGGCTCTTCGCTCGGCCCGAGCACGGTTGCCGTCGCCTCCGCGTACCCCGGAAGCCATGTGAATTCGACTCGTTGGGTCCCGCGCAGGTGAAAAGGACGGTAGGGAAGAGCGCGACCGCGAAGTTGCACGGTGGATGGGTTGGGGCCAGTCAACTCCAGTATCTGAAAGGCTGAGACCGTGTTGACTACCGCCGCAGCCATCGCGCGTTACCTGATGCCCATGATCGGCTCGAAGCCGCTCTGAAGCCGCATCTCCGCGACGCGTGCAAGGTCGTCGGCGAACGCGATCGCGATGCGGTCCGGGTCGAACCCCTCCGCGAACTTCTGCGTGATGTCGAACTTCGACCCGCGAAAGTCCATGTACGGCTCGCCTGGGCGGATGTCGGGAGCAGTCGCTCGCGGTAAGCTCTCGACGTCGACCACAAGCGGCTTCTTCTCGAACAGCCCGGCGAGCAGTTTGTTGAATGCCTCAAACCTCCCAGCTTCACCGACCGTTTTTGGTATCTCGAACTTCGGAGCGCCTGGTATCTGCTTCAAGAGCCAGGCGAGAGTTTTCATGAACAGAGTTACGATCTGGATGAGCCCTTTGAAAACATCGATCAAGAAACCAAGCACCGGTATGGCAACCGTGCTGACGAAGCTGAAGAACGTTCTAACTCCGTCGATGAGCACTGGGAACGCGGCAGAAGCGAGTTCGCCAACTGCCTGTAGCATATCGGCAACGATGGTCCCGAAATCGCTTAAGTAAGGCGCAAGACTGTCAGCTATGACGCTTATAATCTCGACCACGGCGTTGTACATCTGCGAGAGCCCGGCGACGACTGCCGCGCCGGCCTCGAAGAGCGGCGGCATGACGGTGCTCAGAAACACACCGAACGCATCGCCTAGTTTCTGAAGGAGGTTCCAAACTGGGTCGATTGTCGAAAGAACAGATTGAATGGTGGACGACAGGCCTTCAAGCGACTTGCCGACAGCGTCGGTGTTCTGGAGAAACTTGCCGATGCCGATACCGGCAACGGTCGCGATCGCGCCTCCTAGAGATCCCCGCGCAAGGCCTGTAAGGCCCAGTTTCAACGGAGACTGCTCCTGCATCTCCATCACCGACCCCAGCGCACCCTCCAATCCACGGAAACCTGTCGTCTTGCTGAGCACCGCAAGCCATCGCGTGAACCCGTCAACCGCGTTCTCAACCCAGTTGCCGATCGTCTTGAGCACCTCAGCGATGTGCGTACTGAAAATTTTCCCCACCTCGACCGCGATCGATGCTATCTTCGTGAGATTGCCCTCGCTGTCGAACAGAAGTGCGTTGATGTCTCTGAGCGATGCCTTCATCTGCTCGAAGAGCGGAGACGAGGCGTAGCGGCCAACCAGGCGCGTGTTGGACTGCAACGCACCGACCTGCGACTCCCACGAATTCGAGGCCTGGTCGAGCATCGGTTGCAGTTTTTCCAGCGTTTTGACGAGCAGCTCCGCGCGCTGCTGTTCGGTCATCTCGTTGAACGACTGGGCGGTGAGGTTGGCATGCCCTTCGACCTGCTTCATGAACGGAAGCAGGTTCTGGAACGTGCGCGTCGCCTGCCTAGCCAAACCTGCACCCGGTGCGAGCATGCGCTGCAAGTCACGGCCGATCTGCGACGCCCCGATGCCGAACGTGATACCGACGGCGGAAATCTTGTTGGAGAAACTGACGAAGTCTCCAACGTTGCCCTTCAGCGCTCGGCTCACGTACGGGAGCCCCATCTTGAAGACTTCGATGTAGTCTTCGGCTTCTCCGGGAAGCGCCGCAGAGTCGTGGATGATCTTGTCCATGACCCTGCTCGCGTCCTTCATCCCCGACTCGATGTCCTTGGACATGCCAAGGCCGGTCATGAAGCCGGCGACTTGAATTTGCGCCTGCTCGGCCTTCGAACCTATCTCGGCAACGACGCTGCCGATGTCGATGGCATGCCCGATGACAGACTTGACCACGCCCCCGATCGCGCCGATCGCAGCCTTGAGTTGCCCGATAACTGCCCCTGCGGCTTCGGCTTGGCGCGCCATCTGGCTGACGGGCTGGGAGAAGCCTTGCGTATCGGCAATGAAGGTTTCCTTGATGGTGTTGTCGGTAGCCATGGTTTCAATCCCGCTCGTACCGAGCGCGCATCGCCTCGCCTTCTTCCCGAATCAACTCTCCGACCTCTGCTGCGAGCGCAACGAGCTCTCGAACAGTCAGCTTGAGCATTTCGGTTGCGCTCTGGTGCCCATAGCGCCCGAGGAACGCGAGCAGTTTGTAAAGCTGCACTTCGCGCGGCGGCTTCTGCCGACCGAGCGCGCAGGCCATCGCCGCCAGGCTCAGCCCGCCCGCACCTGGCGGCTCTGGAGAAAACCCTCAGCGGCGCCCTCGGGCGGGTTGTGGATCTGCGCGTACGCCTGAAGGACCAAGGAGCGGATTTTTGCAGGCATGCGATTCCACGCCGCATCCACGCTCCCGTCGGCGAGCGAGACGCGCTTGCCGTCGATTTCGCGCAGCGACTCCTTGACCAGTTCTCCGGCAAGGCGGAACTGGTCGCCTCGCGCTCGCTTGATCGCCATCTGCTCCTCCTCCGCCGTCAACTCCACCAGCCCCACGGAGGAGATTCCGAGCGAGGCGAGCTCCGAGGGAACGGTGTAGGTGTAGACGACGCGCTCGCGCCGGATTGCTTGGATGTCGGCCACGGACCGAACATGCTGCGGCGCGGTGCCATCTTGTTGCTGCATGAAAACCTCCATCTGCGTTGCTCCTTCGTGGGTCAGAAGATCACCTGCGCCTCGGACGCCTCGTACTCCAGCGTCACGGTGCCGTAGTCGGAGCGAGAGCCGAAGTTGATCGGCACCTCACCAAACTCGACGTTGGGGATGAGCACGCGGGGCCTGTCGCCGTTGGGGAAGTTGAGCGTGGTCTTGATATTGACCTTCGTTCCTGCCTCTCGCCGGCGGGCCTTGTCGACGAGCGCCTTGATGAGGTCGAAGATGTCCTCGTTTTCGATGTGCAACTCCATCCGCCCGCGGATGCCTCGAAAAATCGAGTCGCGCCTGTCGGTCGTTTCGCCGAGGTAGCCTTCGCGCAGGATTTCGAGCTGGAAGGCGAACTCGTGGCTGCGGATGTCGGTGATGGTGTCCTGGGGCGTTCCGTTCAGGACGATGATGGCTTCGGTTTCCTGCCCTTTGATTCTCTGTGACACGGCTTCGGACCTCCTTCGACTGGCTGCTCCTGGCTGGAAAAGGCGAAAGGCCCGCGAAGACCTTTTCGGGGTCTGCTCGCGGGCCCTATCTCCCGCGCAGCGGCGAACTGCGCGGGATGAAGCTCGGCGCCTGGCGCGCTGGTGCGCCCCAAGCTAACCGCACCGGAAGAAGCCCGAAAGTCGGGGAGGGGATGCCAGGCTCCGGACTCCCCCCGTGCGCGGCTACACGAATGATGCCGCAGACGCCGAAAGCCGTCAAGCAGGCGCGCGGCTACTGCTGCCGGCTGACGTTGAGCACGCCCTCGCCGATCTCCGCCTGCAGCACGATGAAGTCCGCCGTCGCGAGGGTTCGGACGCGCACGATGAGCACGAAGATGCCCTTCGCTTCGAGCTCCTTCGTGTTGCCGCTCTTGTCGTCGACCTGGAAGTCAACGATGCGCTGAGCGGGCGGGTTGTTGGGCGAAAGCAGCTCGTTGAGGAACGCCACCGTTTCGCCCACCATCTGGTCTTTGAGCGCTGCGGTGAGGGGCAGTTTGGAGAACTGCACGAGGCGCTCGGCAAGACTGTCCTCGATGAAGTCCGCCATGCGCCTGCGGTTGATGTTCTTTTGGCCGGAAATCAGGCTCGTCGTGACGCCGGACTGGAAGATGGGACCGGCGGTTCGGTCGAACCGGACCGCGACCACGCCCTTGTCTCGAAGCTGGATGTACTCGCCGATGCCGAGGGCGCTCGGAGCAAGGCCGCGCTGCATGCCGAGCACTGGCGCCATGACTTCCGGCACCGGAGGGCCTGCCTGGCCCGGATTGCGCTCCGGAGGCAAGTTGGACATGACGCTCGCGAGCCAGAAGTCGGTCGAGTCGTCGAGAATTCCGTCGATCGTGGTGTTGACGTCTGCGGTCTTGAGCCGGAAGTTCACCGCCTCCGGAACGAACATCTTGACGCCCGGCCAAGCGTAGTCGACGCGCTCGCTTCGGTTCGCGCCTACGCCGGGGTCGGTGTCGCCGAGCACGGTGGTGAGCAAAACGGTGCCGAGGTCGGGCGAGAGCACAGCACTGCGCCCGATTCCTTGCGACGACGCGGTTTCGACGTGCGACTTGAGCTTGCTACGAATCACCGCGCTCTTGCGCGCCGCGACGAGGATGTTGACGGAACGCGCCGGGTCTGCGTCGGCGAGGAGGGCGTCGATGGCGGTGGCGTAGAGCGCGTCGATGCCTGCTGACGCCGGAGCGTTGATGCCTTGCACGGCGGCGGTGAACTGGATGCCGCCACCTCCACCCGGCATGAGCCTGCCACCGAGCCCGCTCAGCACGTCCCAGGATGAGCCTGTTGTTGCGGGCGGGACCTCGCGCGGAGTGAGTTGCGTGCCTGCGGCCCAGGCTCCGCTGGTGTTTCCGCCGGTTGCGTTGGTGAGAGGACGAGAGGGAATCGTGTAGCCACCCACGTCCGCCGCGCCGTAGCCGCCGGGGGTCGAAGCGCCCGGGACGAGCACGGGAGCGCTGTCGGCGTCGCTCGCGAAGTGTAGGCGCCAGGGAACGTTGGCCGCGCCGGCGAAGGGAAAGTTTGCGCCGTTGAGCGCCTCGACCGTGATCGACGCGCCCGGAGCCGGGTCGGAAGCGACGCGGTAGGTGCCGGCGTCCGTGGACTTGGCGCCGGCGTTGTTGAAGCCGAGCACGAGGATGTCACCCTTGTGCGCGCCGAGGGTACCGTCAGGGCGTACGATGGTGGTCCAGTCGAAGCCGCCCGCTGCGTTGAACGTCTGCGTCGCTGCAGGAGCGCCCGCAACCGTCGCGCCGCCTGTCCCCGTGGCGATCGGCGAAAGCGCCGTGAAGACGACTCGCTTTGCCACGCGCAGTCGCGCAGGGCCGGAAAGAAACTCTCGGCCTGCCGCAATCGTGCCAGACTGGACAGGCACGACAGGCAAGGTGTTGGTCTGCGAAAGGCAGAGGGGGAGGTCGCGGAAGTACCGCACGCCCTTTGCGCTCGCGAGGTTGACGGGAACGCAGACGAGACGCGAAAAGCGCTTGTTTCGCAAGGCGACGAAGCCGTTGCCAAGACTGCCGCCGAACTCGCCAATCGTCTCGTCGAAGCCGCCGAGCTTCTGAATGAGGTCGGCCCCTGAGAAGATTTCGACCGACTGAGGGTTGGTTGTGACATTGCCCGAGTCGTCGACAGAGGTCGCAAACGACATGTCCGCGAACTCTCCGACTACGCCCACGGTCCCGACCGATACCCCACGAACCGCGCCCGGGGGCGGCAGGTCGACGATGACCACGCCTTCGATTTGCGTGATCTGCTCGGTGCCTGGGAAGTACCCGAACCTGCGAATGAAGCCTGCCACGTTTCTGCCTCCGTACTCTCTTACGTCACCTTACCGCAAATCATCGCCTACGTCTTGCTGAACACGCCGCCGACTTCTCCGCCTTCCAGAACGAGGTCAATGCGGGGGCGAGCGTTGGGAATTGGAGTGCTCAGCCGAACCTGCGCCACCTTACCATTCACCGTGAACCTCGCAACGCGCCAGCGCTGCTTCGCGTTGCTCTCGAAATCCTGGTACGCCATGTCCTTCTTCTCGTACGTGGCTCGGATGTTGTGGTAGTGCGGCAGTTCGAGCCTGAAGCCGACCATGAAATCGACCGGGTCGAAGGCGTCTTCGCACATCGCGACCAAAGCCATGCGCTCCTTCGGGTCCGTGCACCAAATCTCCACGGTGATATCGAGCACGTACTCGGCCACGAACAGCAGGACGCGGTCGGAGGCGGGGCCTGAGGCGCGCGCCGTGCTGACACGGGCAACGCGCGGCGCCATCACGGTCCAGTCGTAGTCGCCCTCACCCACGGCGTACACGGTTGCGGAAGGGTACACGGCAGGCTCGACCGGTTCGGCCCAGGTCTCCTTCACCTCGCGAAAGCGCAGCTGACGGCCGCCCGGCATCTCAATCGAGAGTTGTTCGAGGTACTCCTTCAGCCCGCGTGTGAGAGCGGTGCGACAGTCGGTCTCGCGGTTGACGGACAGAACCTGCCTGTCGTCGGGGTCGGTAATGAGGCGGGTCGGCCGAGCGGGGGGCAGGGGCGCGACAGCGGATTGCATCGTCATGGGCGCTCCAGAGCCTCGTCCAGTTCCTCCGCAACCCTGTCAAGGAAGATCGGCACAAGGACGTCCTGCACGAAGTCCTGGTCGGTGAGCACGGGGCGAGGCGCAATCCCTCTGCGCCCGATGGCACGTGCGATCAAGAACGCCACAGCCCTGTACGGGTCAGAGCCGCGTCTGCTGCGCGTTTGCCCGTCGAGCTGAATGTGACGGCGGACCCAAGGCAAAATCGCATCGACCGGAGGCGGGCGCGCGCCGGGGCGACGGCCACGTTCGACAAAGACCGTATGCCGAGCCCTGTTGTAGACCAGTACGGTGTTCCAGTTTTTCTGCTGCGCCTTCCATCCTGCGTGCATGCGGCCGAGGTCCCAGATGGGAATCTCCGCTGTTCGACGCTGCAGTTCCCTCACCGCCTCCTTGCCAGCTCGCGCCATGCCTTTGCGCACGGCGGCGCGCATCTTCGCGCCGCCTAGGCGACGGTGGTACTCGACCCAATCGCGAACCTGCATGTGGACGGGCATGGGCACTATCCGTTCGGGTCTCCTGCGCGGGTGCGGTCGTCATGGGCGCGGCGCAAGTCGATCCACCATTGAAACTGGGTCGGGTTGTAGTTCGGAACGCCCGTCGGAATGAACCTGCGCCGAACGCCGTCCGAGTCCGGGCGCACGAACTCGATCTCGTAGTAGAACTCCGTATCCGAGCTGACAGGTGTACCGTCGTTGTCTCGGCCGACAAGCTGGTCTTCGGTGTAGCGGGGGCTGATTTCCGAGATGCGCACCTGCCCGACCTCCTCCATGCCTATGGGGAGAAGCTCCTGGGACAGGTTCGCAAGGTCGCTGACGCGAGGGGTGGGCAGGATGGGCGTTTCGCACACGACCTCCTCGACGCCGACGCCTCGCATGCCGCCAGTCCAGCGGGTCCTAACCATGCGCACACGGTACGGGCGAGCACCGAGCTGGGTGTAGATGTCGCGCACGCTGTCTACGGTGTCGGTCAACGACGCGATGAGCGTTTCTCGTATCTGCGCCTGGTCAAGGACGGTGAAGCGCGCCGAGCACCCGCACGCTCCGCTCACCGCGCCGCAGAAGCTGCACGAGTCGGCCATCCTCCGCTACCCCGAGGTGACTGGAACGTTGGTTACGCCGAAGCTCGGGCGAAAGCGGGCGCTGTAGGGGTAGAGCGGGACGCCGAAGATGTCCGCCAAGCGCTTTGCCCATCTCACATACTCGCGTTCGAGAAGGTCCGGGTACGTCTCGCCCTGTTTGGAACCACGAAGGGTCAAGTCGCCAAGCTTCTCAGCGGCAAGCTGCGCCGGCGCACGTTTGAGCAAGCACTCGAGGTTGTCGAGATGGTCAAGGATGCTGACGACGCGCGCGATTGCGTCCGCGTCGACCAGCAGGTTCATGGCCTGTTCGAGCAGGAAGACGGTCTGCACGGGGCGCGGGATGCCGAACTGCACAGACCCCGCGAACGAGACTTCCATGTAGCCGGTGTGGTACCGGATTCGTTCCCTGTCCTTGCTCGTGAGGGCTGCCATGAGGGGGCGAAGAGCGGGTCTGCGTTAGTCTGGCACCTCTTCGAGGGCGACGCCCGCGATTTTCATCTTCTCGATGGCTCCCGAGCCGTACAAGGAGTCGCTCACGATGGCGCCTGCGCCGAGTTGAATCATGCTCGCGCCCCAACTGATCGTTGTTGAGACCTTCACGCGGTACTTCTTCGCGGTCGCGGACTCCGCGGCTGCGGCCATCTTGCCAGGCGGCGGAAGGACGGGTTCGACGGCCAGCTCGGCTTTCTTTTCTTGCGCGTCGTCGTCTCCGACCTTCTGCGGCGCAGCGCTGGGCTTCTGCGGCAGCGAGGAAGGCGGAGGCGCCTCGGGATTGTCATCCTGCGTGAGCGCCAAGGGGACGTCGAGCTTTGCAGATTCGAGCGGGTCTACGGATTTCTTCGAGGCCATCTTGCTCTCCGTGGGACGGGGAAAAGTAGCGGCGACGCCGACCGCGGTTCAAACCAGGCTAAAAGCCCAAGGTTTACGAGCAGGGCTAGGCTCGATGCTGGGCGAAACCGCGGTCGGCGTCAGACGTGACCAGGCGCACCGAAACGGGCGAACCGTATCGGAAGCGGTGGTGCGTCCTTGGCACGGAGGCCTTCCGAAGAAGGCTCGCAGCCATGCCGCCGAAAGCGGCCGCGGTTCCATGGCCCGAAGGCCAGGGTTTGCGACCGCTTACGGTACCGAGCCGCGAAACGCGAGGTTTCGCGCGAGGCTCTGCCGAAAAGACCTCGACCGAAGAGGTCTTCGGCGAATGCGCCCGGCACCTACAACCCGGCGGCTGGCAAGTGCTCACGGCCGAGGCCGAAAGCGAGCCGCAGGGGTGGCAGAGAGCACCTTTGCCGAGGTGCTCTGAAGGTTGGCGCGAAGAAGCCAAACCACTGCCGAAAAAAGCACTGACGGCAACAGGAGCACGTTGCCGCGTGCAAGGCCGCCCGAACGAATCGGAGCAGCCCCGGCGCAAACCGGCCGAGTCGAACGGCCAGGTCCGCAGGAAAAGAGCAGACCCCCGCGCAGCCCTCTGAGGAGAGGAGGAAGCTGAACTCGAAGGCTGCGCGGGAGTCTGCGCCATCGTGGTCACTCGCCGTGCTCGATGACGGCGAAGCGCTTGTAGCGGGCAACACCGCCCGTCGCACCGTCGGTGCGCAAGGGCCAGTCGCCGATGAACTTCCACGCCGTCGACACCATGTCCTGCAGGCGGTTGAGCGGTGCGCGGATGATGAGTTGAATGCGGTCGCTCATCACCTCGATGCCGTTGTTGACGATGTGCGGGTCCCCGACCTTGCCGAGCAACCCTGCTTCCGTGAGCAGGTTGGACAGGTCGGAGTAGTACTCGTAGATGCCGCCCTGCGCCGTGAACAGGATGCGGTGCACCTTGACGTTGTTCACGTTGTAGAGTTCGCCCGCGAACGGGTCGCGCTTGTCGAAGACCTGCGTTGCGTTGCTGCCGCCGTCTCCGACCACCGTACCGGCGCCGCCGACCGGGGCTCGGCTGTTGCGGAAGAAGACGGTGTTGAGAAGCTCGCCGATCGCGAACTTCTTGTACATGTAGTAGTCGGGCAGCGCGGTGAGCAGACGCTGGAACTCGTTGTCCTGGTATATCTTCGCCTGCGAGACCGGGTCGAGGTGCGCGTGGAAGCGTCCGTCTGGGTGCTCGGGCACGTTCTGTTGCCAGAAGTACGACACCGCGGCTCGAATGTCCGCGAGCGTTGGCAACGAGGAGCTCAAGATGGTGTCGATGCTGTTGCCACCGCTGACGCGGAAAATCTCCGTCCGGTCGACGGAGAAGACGTAGGCGCGGTCCGCGACGGTGACGGCAGCGTCGAGCGTGAGCGTTCCCGGCCCCGTCTCGTCTCCGGGCGTGTCCGGCGTGAAGCCGATGACGTTGCGCGTCACATCGTTGCCGCCCGAGAACGTGTGGATGAGCAGCGGGTTGGTCGAGGAGACGAAATCGTACTGAACCGGCGAGCCGCCTGCGAGGTTCGGGTTGCGCGCGCGCGTGAAGCCGTTGAGGCGCTTGACGCGAAGCGTGGTTGTGGCGGCTTGCGCACCGTCCGCCACCGTCCAGCCGCTCAGCGCTGCGTTGTACATCTGGTCTCGGACCTTGGTGTCGAGCGCGAGCGCGGCCATGAGGCCGAGTTGGTGGCAGTTGCGCAGGAACAGGTTCGCGATCGCCACCATGCTGGTCGGCATGTGCGTGTCGATCGCGCCGGCGTACTGCTGAAGCTGCGCGGTCCACTGCTCCTGCGGGAACGACGCGACGGCGGGCTCGTCGCCGGGTTTGAGCGGCGAGGCATCGACGGTCATGAGACCGGCGGCGGTGAACACCATGGTGTCACCGACACCTGCCGGCCACGGCTGCGGGGTTGCCTCGCCCCGGAACAGAATGCGCGGAAACAGCGCATCGTGGAACGCGCGCTCCAGGATGTTCTGCTGAACCAGCGCACGAATCTGAGGCGCTTGGAGAATGACGGAAAAGTCGGGCATGGGTTGCGATCCTTCGTCCTAGTTGCTGCTTGGGTTACACGAAGAATAGCAGACTTGCGCGACGGTCAACGCGGGATTGTAGCAACGTCGGGCAGTTGAAGCCCCATGTTTGCGAGGAGCTTGTGGAACTCCTCGGCCGGCATCTTGGTTGCGTCGAGCGTCCCGTTGCTTGCCCCGTCGCGCGTCACCTTTTCGGGCTTCGGTGCGGGGGGCAAGCCACCTGCCTCTTCGGGTTTGGAAGCGGTCGTCGCCGGCTGCTCCCGAATCTCGTAGAGGTAGGGGTGGGTTTTGCGCAGCTCGGTGCGGAAGAATTGCTCCTCGTCGAAGGCTCGGAGTTCCTCTTCCGTCTTGCCGCGCATCATTCGGCGCAAGAGCTCCACGGCGTAGTCGACATCCTGCACGCCACACTTGACCGCGGCAAGGCGCAGCTCGGCCTCTGCTTCCTTCGCGTCCAGGTGTGACTGCAGTTGTGCGGCTCGCTTCTCCGCCTTCGCCCTCGCCGAGCGCTCCTTGCGAAGTTTGTCGTCGAGGTCCTGCAACTGCCGTTGCAGGCGTTGGAGCTCACGACTCGAAGCATGAGCCTGGCCGTTGCGTTGCGGCTGTTGAGGAGCCGAGCGCTTCGGCTGGTTACCGGCTTGCTTCGGTTGCTGCTTGATGCTCATGGCGGCTTTGCGAAGCAGGTCCTCGTGCGAAGCGAACCCCAAGGCTTTCGCCTTTTCGTCAAGCTCGCGCAAGAACTGCTTCTTGCCTCGTTCCCTCTCCTCGGTCTTGATTCGCGCCATCGAAGATGTCGGAATCGAGATCACCTTCGCACCGCCGTTCTTCTGTGAAGAGCCGGAGTGCTTTGGTTGATCCTGCTGAGAAGAGGATGGTTGCTGAGATGCCGTGCTTACCGTCTCGGTTGTCTGCTCGTTGTCCATCGCCGATTTTTCTCTCTTCGCGCGTCTCCGTCTCGGTCTACCGACTGTTTTACCGCCGTCGTTGCGCGTTTGCAGGACGACAGATCAGCGGAAGCTGAGCGAATACTCGTTGATGGCTGTGGGAAAAGGAAGGTTCTGAAGAACCCAGACAGGCTTGACCACCCCGGCCCATTCCGGGGTTTGGGTCAAGAGCTGGGCGCAAACTCGCTCGTCACCGGCACGGCGCCACGCGGGGTGTAGTGCAGTTCGAAGCCGGTGATGGTGGTGGGGAAGGTGAGCACCTTCCCGTCGTCGGACAGTTTGGCGAGCCCCACACTGGACCCGCCCGAGGGCGAAAGCGGCGTCGAGCCCGCGTCGCCGACGACGTACGAGCCGACGGTCGCGGGCGTGCCCGATGTCGTGCAGCGCAAAGTCAGCACGGAGCCGATCGGGGGCAGGTTCTCGCCCGTGTCGAGGTCGATGCCGGAGATGACCGCGGCCGCCTTCACTGCCGCGCTTGTGATGTCCGGGGTTGCGGTCGCTGTGAGACCCGACACGACGACCTTGACCACGGCGTTCTGCGCGCCTGCCTTGAGCATCTGGAACGCGCGCGGCATGCGGTTGATGTCGCCGCTGTTGAGAACACGCTGAATGGATTCGGTTTTGGTTGCGGTTACGGCCATTGTTTCCTTCTCCGGGGGCTCTCTTCTCTTACGGGCCCATGTCGCCCAAGAGCACCTTGACTGTGGTGAGGGTAGCAGGAGTTCTCGTCACGTCAACTGCTGTGATGGGCGTAGAAGTCGAAATCACGATGAGCAACGGGTCTGCGGGAACGCTTTGTACGGCGCCGTCGATCGTCGTGATGCGTAGTCGGACCTTGCCTCCGACTGCGCGCACCTGGAGCACGTGGGCGGCTTTGATTGCGTCGTTTGGACCGCCGACTGGCAGCGTAACAGGAGCGTCGGCGGTAAGGGTGTACTCGACCTCCAGTTTGCGCGCGAGCAGTACGGACTCTTGGACCGGGGCAGTGAACGTCGGATCGAACGACTGCACGCCGAACTCGGCCGGGTCTACGGTCCAAGCTCCCGCGAGCGTGTAGAGGCTGGCCATCGCGCGTTACACCGAAGACGCTGCGCGTCGCGCTGACGTCAGCGCTGCCCGGTCGCGGCGCTGAGGTTCTTGAAGGGGTTCTTGTCGGGGGCCTTTGGCATCTGCGCCTGCGGGTAGTGCAACTCCACGGCGAGCGCGCCCTGAATCGGGTCGTTGTAGGTGCCGGTTTGGGCCTTGATCGCATCCATCGGATCTTGGAATTGCGCGTCTTGGCCGATCTTGCTCACGTCGATCATCGGAGGGGTTCCTTTCTTCTTCAGGGCGCGAGGTCTTGGTTGTGGAGGTTTCGGAAGGGCGTGACCGTGCTCGTTGCCTGCGCGAGCTTGGCCTTGGTGCGTACCTGGGCGAGTTCGTCTGCGTACACGCCGAACTCGTAGTCGTAGCAGCGTGCGGGGTCGAAGTCGGGCTTCCCTTGCCCGACCGAGGCGGCGATCTGGTTGTTCTTCGTCATGGTGTGGCCTCTCTCACTGGTTGTACTTGCCTCGGAGGTTGGTCAAGGGGCGAGGTTCGTGCGGCGGACGAGGTTTGAGGGCGGCCGAAGGAGGCGGAAGGGCTGCGGCTGCCTCGTCTGCGTAAACACCGCCGGAGACTGCCTTCGGGGCGCCGGCCGCGTGGTCGTAGGGCAAGTCTTCGGGGAACGAGGCGGGCGCAGTGCCCTTGTCCTCCGCAATCGAACGGAGGGTGCGAGGTTGAGCTGCGGGGCGAACTCCCTTGTGTCTGTCCATGGGTCACTTCCTCTTTGGCTTGTAGCCTTGTGCCTTCATCCAGTGCGCCAGCGCCCAGGGGTTGTCGACGTCTGACTCCTTCTTCAGCGACTTTACCACGCGCTCCCAACCTGCGCCTGACGGAGTTGCGTTGTGCATGTCGGAATAAGGCCCTGGAACCACCGGGCCTTTGGGCGGGCGGTGGTCGACGAGACGCTCGACGGGGCTTGCGCCCGAATCGTTGAAGCGCCGCTCGGGCAAGTCGCTCCAGCCACGGTTTCCTCGGGCACGCCCCTCCGGCGAATCGCCAGCTACGGTAACCGCGCCGAACTTGTTCGAGCCGTGAAAGTCCGACTCGCGCAGCGGCACGGGCCGAGGCGTGTCGAGAGGTACCGTGTAGAAGTTCTCCTTGGCCATGAGCCAAATCGTACGGCTGAAGGGCGCTCGGCGCAAAGGGGAAATCAATCCTCGTCCGCGCCGCCGTAGTCGTAGTCGTCGAACTCGTCGAGGTCGCTGCCCTCGACATCTTCCTCGTCCTCCTCGTCTTCGAGGTCGAGGTCCTTTGCTACGGCCGCCGCGCGCACGATCCACCCCGCGAGCAGGTCGGGGTCGGCGTCCTCGATGTACCCCTCGCCTTGGAGGTGCGTGGCGAGTTTGTACGCTGAGTCCATGTCGATTGGCGCGAGCTCGCCAAGCTCCTGGACAAGCTCGGTGTCGAGCTCCTTCACGCCCGACTCGAACAGTTTTTGCTCGGCCTCGTCGAGCTCGACGTGCGGGTCCTCGAGCGCTTCTCGACTCGCCTCGTCGAGGCAGTAGCCGATGTCCTCGGCGTGCTTTTCGAGGAGGCGAATGAGAGCGCTGTACTTTCCCTCGCCGCCTTCCTTGAAGTCGTCGTCCTTCGTGGCTTGGTTGCCCCCGCCCTTCTTCGGCGGAGCGGAACTGCCTTTCTTCCCCGCTTCCTTTGTCGCAGCAGCCTGCTTTCCGGTGGCCTTCTGCGGAGGCGGTTCCACCAACTTCTGCGGGCCAGTGCCTTTGCTCGCGAACGCCTTGAGTTTCGTCGTGTCCATCCTGTGCGTGCCTTTCTCCCTTGGAGCGTATCAGTCCTCCGGTTCTACGTCGCCAAGTAGTTCGTGCCGCTTGCGCCTGCCGCGCGGCGGTGTGAGCCACCTGCGCGTCCTGCCCGTCCAAACCCATCCAGGGATCCCCCAGCCCGGCGCCCAGGGCGTGAGCACGGCGCGGTCGTTGGGGCGGTTGGGCGGGTGGTACCAGGTCTTGCCGATCATGCCCTCCCAAACGCGCGTGTTCGGAGGCATGATGAACTTGCCGCCCAAGGGTGCAAGCTGCGCGTGCAGTTCCATACTGTCGTCGGCAACCTTGTCGTCGAGCGGGTTGCCGTCAAGATCAATCTTTTCGGTCCAGCGCTGCATGAGCCCGGGCACCGCGCGCGAAAGCGCGGCGAGCGCGACGGCCTGGGCAAGATTGAAGGCGTGCGCGGTTTCGGTGTTGGCCACGCGCTCAACGCGCCACCACTGCCCTTCGAGCGCGTCGTGCAAGTCGGTTACGAGGTCTTGCGCACCACCTTCCTCGGGCTGTGCCGTCGAGAGTGCTGCAACTTTTCGGGCGAGAAGTTCCTGCAGGCTCGCGTCAACCGCAGCGACCGCTGATGCAATCGACTGCGCGCGCTGCTCCTCGACGCGGCCTCTGTGCTCGCCGACGATTGCGCGCACGTAGGCAGGATCGTCAATGTAGGTTGGGACCGAAGGCGCGACTGCGCGAAGAAGAGCACCCAAGCTGTAGAGCGCATCGGTCATCGTGTCGCTCGATGCGCGCCGCAGCTCTGCCCCGAGCTCCGTGCCGAGGTCGAGCAAATGGCTGCGCAGGGCCGCAGACAGCGCCTGTTGCAGCGCGGCAAAGTTCCCACGACTTCGACGAGAAACGGAAACGAAGTCCGCCAGCATCCGACTCGTGCGCGCGTCCCAGAGAGTGCGCAGAGGGGTGCGGGCTTGCTGATCGATGGCGCGGTCGAGCGCTGCCTGGTGGCTCAGCACCGCGGTGTCAAGCCCGCGCATTGTCGCCCCTTCGTTGCGCCAGGCGCTCCTTGAGCCTGTACCTGAAGGCCCACGTCCAGACGAGCAGTTTGAGCCCGCACCACGTCCCTGCAACCCACCAGGTCCAGAAGAGCCAGCAGGCGAGGCGGAGGGCGGTAGAGGGTTCGACGCTGAAGGAGGTCACGGTCTTTCTGCCTTGGTAGAAGTCGAGCGCGTCGCCGCGCGTGACAACCGCGAACTCCGCGCCGTCGGCGGACGGACGTCGGAACACGCGCCCTGCCCCAGGAATGCGCCGGGCTAGAACGCGCCGCGCCACTGCGCCGAGCCAAGGCATCTCGCGCCCACACCTACGGTTCGGGGTTGCTCGGGGGAACGCCAACAGGCGCCTCGAACGGCACGAACACGCCGTCCTTGGTCCTCTTGAGCGTCAGAGCACGCTCGCGAAGCTCCTCGGGGAGAGAGGCAAACTCGGCCTCGGTTGGAGGCGACTGGTCGTCGGAGAGTTCGTACCACCTGCCTTGATACTGCGCGTACGGGGGCATTGCGACACCTCTCACACGTGAACAGGGCACCCGTCGATCGGCTCGTCGAACACCTTCCCGAGCACAAGCGCGCCGGTCTTGGTGCGAACGAGCGCCGAAGCGCGCGCGCGGAGTGCCGGAGGGAGTGCCTCGAGTTCTTCCTGCGTAGGCGGAGACTGATCGGCCGCGACCTCGTACCATTCGTTCTGGAACTTCACGTAGGGCATTTGAGTCACCTCACAAGTTGAAGAGCTTGTAGGCGTGCGCGTCGTGCGGGATGTCGTGCATGTTGTTGAGCCCTGGGGTACCGGTAAGATTCGCCCACGTCGTGGCGACGTTCTCGGTGAATGTTCCGGTAGCTGTGTTGTACGTTGCGCCTGTCATTCGCCCCCCGAGACGGAAGTCGCCGGCTACGCCGGTCACGAAGAACTTCGTACCGTCGGTGTACATGAAGCGACTTCCGTCGGCGATGTCCACGCCGACAGTGCCCGGGCTTGCACTCGCGCCCCACATGCCGGAAACCCCGTACAGGATGTACTGAAAGTTGACGTTGCCTCGGCGATACGCCGTGAACCCTCCAGCGATACCGACAAACTTGTTCCAATCCATCACGCCGCAGTCTTCGGGAACGACGGTGCCGCCGGCTTGCGCGATAACGTGCTTGCCTTGCACAAGGGTTGCTTGGGTAAGAGCGATCGTGGCGCCATTGTCCGCCGAGATATCACCACGACATAGGCACGCGTCGACGTACGCAGAAATGAACATGTCGCCAGGTGCGGTTCCGCCCGCAACCATCGTCGAATCTACCTCGCACGTGCTTAGGTAATACCAAGTGTTGTTGATGTCCGACGACGCATCGATGAGCACGAAGTAAGACCCCGTGAATCTGCAATTCCCAAACGCGATCGCAGCCGTGTCACGCACGAATTTGTTGATTGAGTCGCTGTCTGCCGGGGCAAAATCGAAGTCGAGGAACAGAACGAGCGGCTCGTTCGGAAAGCCGGAGGTCTTGTTTGCGCTCACCTTCACGTGGTCCACGACCATGACGCCGGGTGCGGTGAGGATCTGGTACGGGTCGCCCGCCGCTGGTGTGATAGGCGTAGTGAAGAGCCCACCCGGAGTGAAGTCCGGCAGCACCCACTCGCTCGTGCGAAGCGAAGTTGAGCTGAGAAGCTTCGCGGCGAACGTGCGTGTGCCAGCTCTTGGGCCGGTCGGAATGAGTATGCGCTGACCGACGTCGGTGGCGTCGAACACCGCGCCTGCGTCGGCGAAGTTCCACGGCGTGTTCGTCGAGCGGTCGCGGGCAGTGACAGTCCCGATGGTGCCGCTCTTCTTGACCGTGAGCGGAGGCGCCTGGAACGTGACCACGACCTGCGAAGTCCCTTGCTCGATGCGCAGGTCGAGCGCGAGCGGGTCCGTTGCCGGCGGATAGGACGTGTAGGAGATGGTGAGGCTCTGCTTGATCGGAACGTTGCCGATGCGCCGAGCGAGTTCGGCGTTGGTCTTGATCGGGTAGGAGGCGGAGCCGGTGGCGCTGTCGTCGCCGTTCACTGGGTCGATGGTGATGCTCGAAATCGCGCCCGTCTGCACGCCGAGGCCGGTTGTCATTGCCCCGTCGAACTCGCCCGAGTAGTTGGGTAGGGCGCGCAGTTTGAATCCGCGGTCGATGCCGGGGATGAGCCTGACAAGGTCGGAGATCGAGGCGGGGACAACGAGTTCTTGTCCCGGCCCGAGCATACCTCGGAGCGGAGGCGGAAGGAGTACAGGGTAACCGCTCTTGTTCGTGATTTCAGTCGCGTCCATGCTCACCCTCGCCCTCTTGTACCATGTCTCCCTCTGGAGTCACCTGCGATGAATCGACGCCGCGTGCCCGCGCCTTTTCGTGCAACTCGTTGTGCGCCTTCGCGCAGAGCGTGACGAGGTTGTTCGGCTCGTTCTTGTGCCCTTTGCGCGACAGCCACGCGCTTTCGGGGATGCCGCCTTTGTGGTGCAGCTCCAGCCCTCCGTACTCGCCCTCACCCCGGTCGCCGTGCACGTGACACCGGTAGCCGTCGCGGCGCATGACGTGCAGAACCAGTCCGGCGCTGAGTCCGCCGACTCCACCGCTTTTGAGCTTCGCGCCTGCCGCGCGCGCCTCCTGTCGAAGTTTGTGCAGAGCGCGGCGCTCTTCGAGCGAGGGAGGTTTGCGGGCGTGCTCGCCACCGCCAGGATTCCCTCTCGCACGGAGAGCCTTGCGAAGCACGTCTCCCATCGCGGCCCTACCCCGACGTGACAACCTTGTCCGGTCCGGGGCCGCGGTTGATTTCGACGATGCACCAGCTCGGCGCCTTCGCCGCCTCGCGCTCGAGCGCTGGGCTGCACTGCTTGCATGCGTAGACGACGGAAACCCGCAGGTACGGTTTCGGAGTGCCGTCGCCTTCGTCGATTTGAACAAGCTGCTCGACCAGCGACTGCGGACTGCACGATGCGAGCGCGTCGAGCGCGCCGTTGCGCCTGCGCATCTCGCTCAGAGGAGCCATGACAATGACGCGAGTGATCGGAGGCGCACCGCACGCCTGACACTTCGCGCCGACGGGAAAGGCGTACTTGGAGTGATACTCCTCGGCCGTGTAGCGCCCGCCGAAGAGTTTGCGACGGTGGATGACGCTACTGCTCTGACTCACCAGGACCTCCGACTTGCAGCATAGCGCACGGCGGGGCTCTTTGCTCCGTACGTTTGGGAGATCCAGTCCCAGGTAACTGCTCCTGGACCTCGGCCGACTCGAAGCGCGCGGTCGTCGATGTACAGGTCGGCCGAGACCTTGCCTTGGTTACCGTAGTCGATGGCGGAGAAGACCCCTGGCAGTTCCTTCTCGACGAACCTAACCATCTGCTCGAAGCGAGCCTGGTTGATGGGCAAGTTGCGCCTCCAGAACCCTTCGTTGAAGGGGACAACACCGAGGGCGTAGAGCGGATCGTGATGCCAATCGTCGCGCAGGGCGAGGTTGGCGCGGCTGCTGTAGAGGATGAGGATGTGCCCGGCGCGCTTGAGCGCGATGAGGGCTTCTTTCGCCCCGGGGAGGAACTCGAGCGGGGTCTCGACGTCCTCGTAGGGCCTGTCCTGGCTGACGATCGTACCGTCGAAGTCTACAGCGATCTTCATCGTCGTTCGGCTTGGCGGCGCAGTTTTTCGGGCAAGTAGCGGTGGTGCTTGCGCGCAATCCAGTCAAGGATGCGCGTTTCGTCCCGGCACCGAAAGCGCTTCGTTGGACTGCCGCGCTCCATCGCCGCGTCCATCAGTCCGAGTTCGACCCATTCGAGCAGGGCGCTGAAGGGGACGCAGTACCGGTCGCACCAGAAGCGCGACGTGCCCCATCCCTCCTCGATGCGTAGGCGCTCGACGATGCGCAACACCATGCCCGTGTCAGGATCGCGGTAAGCAACGCCGGCGCGCATGGGCGAGTCGGGAGAATCGGGCGGAATGGGGGACAGGTCGAGGATGCGCCCGCTGCCATCCAGGTCCACCGCAGGTGTTGGAGGTTGCGGACGGTAGCCGAGCGAGAAGGCAACCGGGCGTCCGCCGACGAAGATTCTGCTTCCCATCGCCTCCCTCACCTACGCCCTCCGCCGAGCCCAAGCGATGGCATGGGCGGGCGGCGTTTCGCCGCCGCCTCGGCCTCCTTCGGCGTCGGGGCGTGAATCTGCATGCGGCGCATCATTTCGTCTTCGACCTTGGCCTGCGCTGAGCCTGCCTGGGCGCGAATTGCAGAGAGCATCGCAGACACGTCCTTGACGCCGAAGTACGGCGCGATGAAGCGCGCCGCCGCCTCCTCGTCGATGAGCCTGCTCGCGAGCGCCATGCCGGCCGCAGCGACCGCGCGCTGGATGTCTTCGAGCGAGGGCTGGAAGTAGGGCGGCCACGAGAGAACGACCTGCTCGCCCTTGCCGAGCTCGCGCCTGACAAGACGCTTTTCGCCGGTCTTCGGGTCCGTCTCCTCCTTGTCGGGAAGAACGATGGTGGAGCGAACGAGCCGAACGACCCCGTCCTCGCCCTGCTCTTTGCGGGTGGTTTGGGTGAGCTTGCGCGCGGCGCGGAGGAGCTTTTCGAGCAAGCGCTTGATGGCCGCGCCGTACTGCTGTCGCAGTTCATCGCAGGCCGCGAGAAAGCTTGAGTAGCGGCGATCGATTTCGGTCGCGGTTCTCTGCGGACCGCCTTCGTCGAGGTCGAGCACGCACCGGGTGTGCTCCAGCACCTGCCTCTCCAGCCGCTCGGCGGCGTCCCAGGCTGCTTGGATACCCGCGGCGGTGATTTCGAGGTAACTCACGCTGCCGCCCTTTTCCGTCTTGATCGCGTTGCCAGAGCCTTTGCTTATCTGCGAGAACTCCTCGTCGGAGGCTATGTGGACGGTGGGGTCGCAGTTGGCGATGGTGCCGCGGAGCGCCTGTGACACCTGACGGTCGAGCTCCTCGATCTTGTCGTAGGCGCCGTGGCAGTCAGCGTCACCGTCGATTTCCGACTGCACGGGGGAGTTCTGGATCCACTCGCACGGCACCTCGCCGAAGCCGTGCTCGTACTCGACGCGCTCCCAGCGCGGGTCGTCCCAGTCGGGTTCCGGGGCCTGGTCGTCGAGCACAGGCACCTTCGGCCAGACCGTGTCGCGCTGCCGGTCGATGAGCCGACGGTACCAGAACCGCGCCTCCACGTAGCTGCCGTCCGGGGCGCGGAGAAAGTCGGTGTAGATGTAGCGCTTGTCGATGGCGTCGAGTTCGCCGGTTTGCGGATCTCGGAAGATGGGCGTGGTGAGGCGCGGGTCGTGCACCTCGAACTGCACCTCGCCCGAGACGACCTTGAAGCCGATGCACGCGCTGCCCGTCGCGCCGCCGTAGTCGCGCGCCATCGCGCACTGTTTCCAGAACTGCCCTTGGTCGAGCACGCCCGAGAGCCAGTCCTCGGTATCGGCGTCGCCGAGCACGTGGGCGCTCGGATGACGCCGGGAGCTGAAGAGCATCGCGGTGAAGCGCTTGACGATCATGCGCACGAGGTAGTGCGGCGCGGTGGGGCGGCGGAACTTGAGCGGCATCGTCTGCCCGGCATCGTAGAAGCCGGGCGGGACGTACTGCGCCGTCGCCACGAACTCGGTCTCGACCTTGGGAAGGCGCTGCGCGCCGTCCCAGTCGACGGCGCGGTGGTCGTAGTTCTCGCACCGATAGTAGGCGAAGAGGCGGTTGAGTTCGATTTGGCGCGCAGTGAGGCCCATCCTTCTTCCCGCCTCGAACGCGGTCGCGGCGATGCCTGGGAGCATGCCCGAGGCCTGCCGCACGTCTGCGCGCGTTGCGCTGCTCACCGCTCTGTTCCTCCTCAGCTCTCCGCGATGATGGTCACGCTCGGGGTGCCCGCTGCGCGCTTGACCCAGATGTTCCTCATGCGCTGAGTGCATTGGTAGACGCTACCAACACCCCCGCCGCCGAGCACCTTGCCAGAGTCGGTTAGGCCGTCGAAGGAGAAGAGCACGGCGTTTGCGAGCGTAGCATTTTCGTTGATGAAGGTGATTCTGCGCGGCTCGAAGCCGAGCGTGAGAGTCGGCGTAGCCGAATAGGTCGCTGGTGCGGCTACCGTGAGCATTTGGATCGCCATGCGAAGGAGCTTACCACACTCAAGGAATCACTGCGTCGCGCACGCGAGCCACATTTCCCACTGGATACTGCCCTTGTAGAGCAAGCCCTGGAACTCGCAACGCCAACCTGTTTTCAGCAGGTAGCCGGCGAGAAGAGGGTAGCATGCGTACTCGCCGACGTTCTGGTTTGCCGTGTCGATAGCGTAGTAGACGCCGCCTGCGAAAGCCACGTCGTTGTTGCCGTTGCAGTACAGGTCTACCTGCATGCGCGGGTTCGGGGCTGTCCAGGTCAACGATTTCCCCACCGTGTACACCTTCGCGCGGTCGAGGCCGCCAGGGTCGCCTTTCGGCCCTTGGGGCCCGGTGCCACCCTGAGGACCGGGAGGACCTGGGAAGCCTTGCTGGCCCATCGGGCCCACCGGGCCTTGAGGGCCGGGGTCGCCTTGCGGGCCTTGGTCGCCCTTGTCACCCTTCGGGCCTGCGGGGCCGGGGGGCCCTGGAGGCCCTGCGGGGCCGGGCGGCGCGGGCTCGGAGCACGAGCACGGCGAGGTGCGGCTCGCGGTAGCGCCCGATTCGGACGAGCCGCACGAAAGAGCCAGCAGTAGAAGGAGTGCGAGAAGCGGAGTCAGTTTTGCCTTCATCGTCGTCAGCCTCCGAGTTTCGTCTTGCGCGTTCCTCGCGAATTCTGAACCGAACTCCTTGACTTTTCCCCGAAAAGTAACTAAGTCGCGTAGCGACTTAGCGGCGCATCAAGTCGATGTGCCCCACCGCGCCACGGGTAGCGAAGGCCTGGCGGGCGCCTTCGCGGCTGAAGTAACACGCCATCAGTCTGTCGCCCGTGTGCAGAGACGGATCGTAGGCGAGCATCTCGTTCACCCAAGCTGCGATTTCCGGGTGCATCTTGCCGCCTTCGTTCGGGATCACCCATTTGCCGTTGGCGATTTCGGTTGCCAGTCCCTCGATGCCGAACTCGGGGTGCAGCTTGTTCTTGCCCGTGTTGAAGGGTCTCACCGGAACCGCGCTCATCTTCTTCGCGAAGTCGAGGATGAACTGCTGCGCGCTGACGCTTTCGATAATAATCACGCTGTGATACCTGCGGTGGTGGTCGATGACGCGGCTGACGATATCCGGGCCATGCCACCTGCCCGACTCCACCCACAGCACCTCGCGCGTGCCGTCGGGCGCAACGGCGATGGTGAAGAACACCGTGAGCGCGGAGTTGCTCTTTTCCCGCGTGCCGAGGTCGACGCCGGTGTAGGTGCGGTAGCCCGGAGGAACTTGCTGCAGCGCGTAGCAGGGGCGCTTGCCGTCGCCGAGTGAAAGCGCGATGTCGATCCATTTGCGCTGGAACCGCGCGCTCTGCTCGTCCCGGGAGACGCACATGAGTTGCCGTGCGAACTCGCTCTCGCTGATTTCGTTGCGGCGTTGCTCGATGCGCCAATCTGGCCAGCGCTCGGGCCAGATGCTCTTTCCGTCCTCGCCCGTAATCGGAATCCGCACGGACTTCCAGCGCGGGTTCCGCGAGAGCTGGTGCAAGAAGTCCTGCGGGTGGAAGGCGTTGCCGATGGCGATCACCCTAGCGTGCTCGGTCAGGCGGCCCGTGATGTTCGCGTTGTACCAGTTCCAGAGCCGCTCGCGCTCCTTCGCGTTGAAGGCCGTGTCCCACGTGAGCACGTCGTCTAGGATGACCCGGTCGAAGCGCGAGCCGAGCACGCGGCTCGTTGTCCACGGCACCACCTGCACGCTCGGCTCCTTGATAGCCTGGTGGCGCTCGACGGTGAACGACGTACTGGTCCAACGAAGCCCGCGCCGAAGGTGAGGAAACACCTCCCTGAGTTCGGCCGAGGTGTCGATGTAGCTGGCAATCGTGCTGACGATTTTGCGCGCCTGGTCAATGGCGTTCGAGACGACGCAAACGCGCAGGTTCGGGTTGCGCCCGAGCTCCCACAGCACCCGGCCGATGGACAACTGGAACGTCTTGCCGCTCTCGACGAACGCCCACACGACGAGCCGGTCGTGTTCGTTCGCCAGCTTCTGGAGCAGCTCGTGATGCGGCGCCTGCACGACGGGCTTCCCGGTCACCTCGTCACGCAGCACGTACTCGCAGAACTCGTTCACGTTGACGCGGGCGACGACGGCGCGCATCCCGCGCGCCCACGAGGCTACGCGGACCGCGTCGGCGGGCCTGGTGCGGCAAAACTCTGCAATCTCTCCAGGTGAGAGCGGAAGGCGGGAAGTCACCAGCGCACCTTGACAACGAGCCGAAAAGCTGCTAAGTCGCAAAGCGACTTAGTTGAAACGCGCCAATTCTCAGTGCAGTGTTTCACGTGAAACCTACTGAAGCGTGCGAGGCGAAGTAGAGCCGCCGCCGCCGTCGTCGCTGAGGAGCGCCGTGTCGACCACACCGTCCTGCCGGGCGCGGGCAATGGTGCGGGCGATGCGCTCAAGCTCACGCGCCGCCTGCTCGGGGGTAATGGCGTCGAGTTCCTTCTGCGGGTTGAGAAAGTGGCCCGGGTCGCCAACACGCAAGCGCTCGATCTCGAAGGCGGTTTTGATCGCCTCGTTCGCCCTCGCCGTAAGCTGCGCGGTCTGGCGAATGATGGCTTCGACGGCACCTGGGTCGACCGAGCCCGAAGCCGCCATCCGCTTGTACTCGGCCACGAGCATGTCGCTCAGCGCGGAAACGGGGCCGAACAGGCGATTGATGATGACGGCCATGGCGAGCGAGTTCTTGCGCGCGGCGTCGGCTGCGCGCGCTTCGTCGGTGCGCGCAGCAACGGCGTCCTGCATCGCCTTTTCCCGCTGCTCCTGCGCGATGCGCTGGCGCTCCTCGAACGCCTTCTGGCGCTCGAAGCGAGCTCGCTCCTGCTCCTCCTCCAGCATGAGTTTGATGGCGGGGCAGTTGAGCTTCTTCGTCCGCCAGCCAATCAACCACGCGCGCCTTGCGGTGCGCGCGTCGCACCCGCACTTCTTCGCCGCCGCAGTGTAAACGCCCGGATTTTCACGGAAAGCCGCCACCAACGCCTCGTAAAGATTCTGCGTGATGGGCTGCCGACCCATAGAGCGCCTACGGTCGGGAGATGTAAGGGGATTTTGCGAGTCGGACATGGACACACTAAGTGTAGCACAAGCGCCGAACACCCCGCGCAAAACAAGAAAGCGCAAGCACATATTGTGCTGGTGCCAGTGCTGACGGCGCGGTGAGCGACCTTCGTTGGACCTTGTGGCACGATTGCCGACTCTCGTCGGCTCGGCTCTGCTCTGCTCGAACCTCGCTGCCGAAACGCCTCGGCTGGGCGCGCTCGGGCGCCGTACTGTCTTCGAGGGCGGTTACCGGACGACTCCGCCCTCGATGCGGTAGTGCCGAGTGACCCCGGACAGGCTGCGCTGCAACCCTGCATCGTGGCTGACAAGCACGACGCACCGGTCCTGCGCGAGGGCGGAAATGACCGTGCTAGCAGCTTCCCTTCCTGCGTCGTCGAGTGAGTCGAAGGCTTCGTCGAGGAACAGCGTCCCGGGCGCGGTGCCCGAGGCTGCAGCTGCGACTTCGCCGAGCGCGAGTGCAAGCGCGAGGTCGATGCGCCTGCGCTCCCCTCCGCTTGCCCCTCTGTACCCTCGCCCCCCTTCGATCGTCATACCTATCGAGTCCTTCACCCCTCCGCCCTTGGCCTTCTCCGAGTACGGGCTTAGGTGCAGTTTCAGTTCTGCCCCTGCGAGCCGGTCGAGGTACGAGTTGGCGATCTGCTCGATGCTTCCGAGCGCGTTTTCTAGGAGGTGCGCGCGGACCCCTTTGGTCGACAGTATCCTGTCCGCGGCTCGCAGTTCCGAGAGTTCCTTGGCCAGGATGTCGTGCTCGTCCTTAACGTCGGCGCGTTCGGCGAGCACGCTGCCGAACTCGTCGGAGATCTGTTCGAGCTTGCGCTTTGCTTCGGCGATTTTGCCCTGCCGGCGCTGAAGCTCTGACGCCTGCGCCTCGCACCTGTTCTTCTCTCCGCGCGCAGCGTCGAGGCTTGCCTGCGCGGCGTCGAGCCGGGTTGTTTCCTCCCGCAGTGCGGCGGCGGCTTCTTTCAGCCTGCTCTTCGCCTCCTCAAGGTCTCGACGGAAGTTGTTGACAATCTGGGAGTGCACGAGCCGCCCGCACGTTGGGCACAACCCGTCTTCGAGCGCCCTGCACCGGCTTGTCAGATCCCGCACGGCTTGGTCCGCGCGCACCTGACTGTCCCAGGCGGTTTTGTGCGAGGCGTGAGCGTCTCGGACGGCGCTTTCCAGCCTGCGTACCTTCTCCTCCAAGGAGGCAAGCCGCTCGCGCAACCCGCCCGCCTGCTCCGTGTCTTCCTGTGCAACGCACCAGGCCCGGGCGTCTTCGAGCCGTTTGCCGAGCTCCTTTGCCCTCGCGTCGAGAACCGAGAGCTCCCGCGCGGCATCGCTCAGGTGCCTCTCGACGTTGTGCAGGTCCTGTCTGCATGCGTTGCTCGCCGCCTCGAACAGTTCGAGCCCGAGCAGTTCTTCGAGCATGCGCTTGCGCTCCGCGTCCGTTGCCCTGCCAAACGCGGCTGCGTCCGCGCTGCTGAGGACGCTCGCCCTCCGCCAGACGCCGAAGGACGGAATCAGTCGGTCGAGCGCTTCCTGCGCCTTGCTCGTCGTCTCGTAGACCGTTTCGGAGGAGGCAGCGTCCGTGAAGAAGCGCAGCCTCGGACTGCCGGACTGGCAGCGTTCGATGCGGGTTGTCGCGTCCTGCTTGACCAGCCCGAGGAGGTCGACCGAGACGCGCCCTCCCCCTTTGCCTCGCCAAGGGCTGTCCCCGCGCAGCGTCTCCCCCCAGCACGCCGTCGCAACGGCTTCGACGATGCTGCTCTTGCCCGCCCCGTTCGGCCCGGTGATGAGCACAAGCCCCGTCCTCGGCAGTTCGACCTCGGAAGATGTGTGCGCCATGAACTCGACAAGCTCGACACGCGACACAATCAAGGCTGCGCCTCCTACCGGGTTTCGATGCCGGCGCTGTCGCAACCGTCATCGTCTGCTTTCTGGCGCTGCGAAACGTCAACTCGCCTCGGCGCTGAGGCGAGCACAAAGGGGGCTCCGCGTGGATTCACCTTGAACTTGCAATACACAGGAGCGCGCGTCTCACCTTCGAGAGGGATGTTGACGATGCACACGATCTCAAAAAACACGAGCGGAATCGTAAAGACAATGAGATCTGTGTACTCCCCGTGCTTGAGCTCACCTTCGACAGTGAGTTGAGGATCGCTGCTCTTGTACTTCGAGCGAATTTCCGGCAACACTTCTCTCATTCCTTCCGTGGATCTGTGGCGTACTTGAGCACCTTCTTTCGTACGTTTTCGCGGTCGAGGCCAGGGTCAAGCTCGACGCGGTCGATGTACGCATCGATGGCGGAAATCAACGTGCGCGACCTGTACGCCTCGGTTGCCTGCTTCGCCGCTTCACTTCGACGGTGCGCGTCCACGACGGGCACGACCTCGCCGGCGAACACGGCATCTTCCTCAATCGCGAGCTGCAGTTCGCCCATCACCGACGGGACGTTTTCAGGCTGCGTCCGCAGGCGCACATAGGGCAAGTGCCCGGCTTTTCTGTACGCTGCGACAATGCCCCGCCATCCAGAGGCGTGGTCGAGCGTGAGAAACCTTGGGCCCGGCACTCGCACACTCAGGTCAAACTCTCCCGTGTCCGTGTCAAGCAGAACGACGGTGCCGAAACGGTCTTCACGGACGTCTTCCGGCGATGGGTTGTCGAAGCCGGTGGGGCAAAGAGCGCCGCACTGCACGATGCGCCTGCCCGCGTCTGCGTAGTGCTCGTGCCAGTTGCCGACACAGCAGCCCCGAGCTCCGGCTCTCTCCAGCCACCCGCGTAACCACTCCTCCTCAACGCCCTCCTGCGAGGCGCGCAGGTACGGTGGCGTTCGCGCGTTCTTGATGCCGATGTGAGCGCAAAGGTAGAGCGGCGCGCCGTCGGTCCTCGGCAAAGAAAAGACCATGCGCGCTGCATCAAGGACCTGCTCGGCCGAGGCGCCGGCGATGAACGGCTGCATGAGAAGAAACGCATCGCGAGCCCCGCCTTTCCCCTTCGCCGCCACGCGGATCATTTCGGAGTGGTCTACGACGTGCACATGCTCCGAAACGAACCGAAGAGGTGCGAGCGCGTTGTCCCCAACCCTGACTGACCATTGGTCATGGTTTCCGACGAGGAGGTAGATCGGACAGGAGGAGTACTCTACGAGGATGCCCATCACCTCGGCTTCGATTTGTGGATACGGGTCCGCCGTGTCGAACAGGTCTCCAAGCACAACGAACGCATCCACGTCTCGCTTCTCCGCGACCCTCAGCGCGTTGCGCAGCACCCGGGCTGTCTCGCGACACCTGGTGTTCATGCGCTTCTCATACGGCCCCCCGAGAACCTGGTGGTTGCCGATGTGACAGTCCGCAACGAATGCGACCTTGCTCATGCACCTTCCTCCTCTCCGTCAGTGTCGTCCTCGGATTCCTCCTCCTCTACGTCCTCGGCCTTGACCTCGGCATTCGGGTCGAAAGGCACGCTCGGCTCCCATTCGAGCGCGGCGAGCGCCTGCGCGTACGCCTTCGGGCCCTTCTTGCCTGGGCCCTTGAATCCGTCCTCGCGCGGGTCGATGAGCTTCAGGCGCTTTGCGTGCTCGATGGTGGACCAGAAGTTGTCCCATCCGGTCTCGTAGTCGAACCGCACCCGCGCCTTCCGGAACGGGGAAACGAGCCTGTTCTTCGCCGACATGATCGTGACGATCTTCGCGATGTGCTCGCCGTCCGCGTTCTTGATCGCCTTTCCGCCGAAGAACTGGAGCCGAAGCGATGCGTGGAACTTAGGCGCGTTGCCTCCTGGCGTCGTTGTGCTGTCCCCCCACAGCACGCCGAACTTGTGACGGATCTGGTTGAGCATCATGAAGTGGCCGCGCTTCTCGTGCAGCGGGCCGAGAAGGCGAGGCAGGTTTGCGCTCATGCATCGCGCTACCTCGCCCGGGGTCTTGTCGCCGACGTCGGCGCGAAGCCCATCCTTGGTTTTGGTGCTCGCGAGCGAATCCCAAACGACCAAGATTGGCCCAACCGCCGCATCGTGAGCGTCGAGCACGGCGAGAAACATCTCGAACGCCTCCTCCATGTGCTCGGGCTGGAGGATGACGAGTTTGGCCACGTCAACACCGAAGGTCCGCGCGCGGTCCTCGTCGAAGCTGTACTCGGTGTCCGCAACGACGCCCACGCCACCCATCCTCTGCACGCCCGCAAGAGACGAGTAGCCGAGGCTGGTCTTGCCGCTGCCCTCGCTGCCGTACACCTCCGACATGCGGCCCACGGGCAGCCCTCCGCCGCCGAGTACGTAGTTGTCGAGCACGTCGATGCCGGTCGGAATGAATTCTCGGATTTGCGCTGCTGCATCTCGGTCTTCAGCTATCGATGTCGCGCGTTCGACGCCGAATCGCCTTTGGATGATTTCGAGGATTCTCTGCTCAACTGCCTGTTTCTTCTTTGCCATGGTCGACGTTAGAGGATGGTCGCCCAGACGTACCCAGACACATAGGCACGCCTGGGCGAGTATGTGCGTTTCGTTCAGAGCGGCGGAACCTCATCCGAACGGAATCTCGTAGTCACCCCCGGGGTCGTCGACCTCGTCGGCTGCGGTGCGAGAAGGACGAACCGGCGTGTCGTATTCGTCGCGCCCTTCCTCCCCCGACGGCCGTTCGCCTCGGAGGATCTTGCCGATGTCCTCGTCCGAGTACACGCGAGCGTACTTCTCCAGGTCGATTTGGGCTTGGATCCACTCGTTGATCTGCTCGGGCGAGGAGTGCAAGGGGCGCACCTCGCCGGCCTTCACCTTGTACCTCGTATCGCTCTGCGACGTGCCCTTGCGGAGGATCGCGATGTCGCATCCTTTGAGCGGGTCGATGAAGTCAACTCCGTCCTCCCTTCGCAGCTCGATGAGCTGCTCTTCGATTTGCGGACCGAAGCCGAGAACACGAGGACCGTCCTCCTCCCTTCCACGCTCGATGACGTTGGCGTAGCACCGACGTTTGGCGCGCAGTTTCTTCGCCTTGTCCTCGTCGAGCGGGTTGCCGGAAGACAGGAGTTTCTGCTCCATCTTGCAGACCTTGCACGGGCGCTTCGCTTCGAGCCGCGGGCAAACGAAGCTAACTCGTCCTTGCGCAGGCACGTCGACGTAGTGGATGTAGGTGACGCGCTTCCACTTCTTGCCCGGAAGCGCTGGGATGAATCGCACGATGGTCTTGCCGGGTTCGAGTTTGACGAACGCGCTTCGGCGGCTCGACTCGAAATCGGTCATGTCCTTTTCGGCGTCTTCCTCGGTGTAGCGCTCGTATTGAACAAGCGAGCTGCCAGTCGAGCGAACCATTGCTTCTGCATCTTTCTTTGCCATGTTCTCCTTCCTTTCTTGCTACACGCCCCGTAGGGCCTATCTGCGCCTCTCAGATCATGTCTTATGCGAAACGCGGAGATTTTCTTTTCACTCCTCGTCTTCGTCACGAACGCTGCGTGTTGCCTCGATGTCGTGAGCCGCCTTGAAATCCCGTCCGCTGCGCTGGATCTCCTTTTCGACACGCATGTGCGCGCCGATCGAAACGAGCGCGTCTTTCTTCGCCCGTAGCGCGTCGACGACGCCGGACAGCATCTCCACGTCGGCTTGCGCTTCGATGCACGCAAGCTTTGCCTCCTCGTACTCGTCCTCCGACTCGATGAGCGCCTCGATGTGCTTCTCCGTCATGCGGCCGCGTGCCGCGCCATCGTCTGGCGACCTCTCGCGAATCTGGATGTAGAGTTTGCTCCAGACCTTATCCCGCGCGTGTTTCGCGAGCAGGTACTTCCTGAGCGCCCTCGCGTACCGCGCGTTCTGGTACGCGATGTCGCCAGGGAGGCGTGCGAACTCGGCCTCGATCAGTTCGGGCTCTACGCGGACGGCTTGCTGGACGGCCTCGTCGAGGCCTTCTGTGCTTTCGCTGACTCTTCGTTTTCGCATCTCACACCTTTCCTATGGCAATTGCGCACATCACCTATTGCTTTGACCTTCAGGTCTTCGAGAGCTCTCGATAACTCCTTTGCGCGACGTCCTTTCAGGCCGTCCAGGAACTCCTGGACGTCTCGAACCACGGCTGAGCAGACAACGCACAGGTTCTTCATCTCCGGCAGTATCCACCCGGTGCCGTGGCAGGCAGCGCAGTGCATGCCCTTTTTAGCCTCAGGACAGCCGCATTTCACCGGCATCGTCGAGCTCCTCAAGTGATCCCCACCGCTCCCCCCACTTGATATCAACACAGATCGGCACGCCCATCGATTCGTGCCCCGTCATGACATCGCGAAGCTTGCCCGCAAACTCCGAGGCGATGCTGCGGTCAACTTCCGCGAGCAGCGAATCGTGCACTGTTGCAACGAGCTTCGCAGGAACGCGCTCTCGCAAGATCCACTCAACCATCGGCCAGAGAGAAGCGGTGAGAAAGTCCGCCGCCGTCCCTTGCACGGGTGTGTTGATTGCGGCGCGCTCTGCATGCCCGCGAGCCTCTTCGTCTGCGTCCGCGACGGCCCAGAGCGGCCTGCGGCGGGCCGGTCTCTTGTCCCACCATGTCCGCGCTTCGCCTGTTTTGCGAGCCTCCCGCACCTTCTCCTTGCACCAGGCAGCGAGCTTCTTGTACCGCCCCCAAATCTTCCTGTTGATCGCCTCGACCGTCGCGACGCTGCACCCGAATTCAGCCGCGATTCCTGCATCCGTTTTGCCGTAGAGCCTGCCGAAGATCACGGCCTTGATCTGCGATCTGTACGGGTCTTGCTCGTCCTTCGACATCTTGTCCCAGTCCTCGCGCTTGATTCCCCACGCGAGTTCGCAGCACTCCCGAGCGCCTCTTCTGTGGATGTCGATGCCACGTCTGAAGTCCTCGATCATCTCGTCGTCCTGGGAGAGCATCGCAGCTACGCGCAGTTCCATCTGCGCGTAGTCGGCTTCGATGAGCACCGTGTTCTTCCCGGCCGCGACGAACGAATCTCGCACCATCTTCGCCTCGCTGTCGCCCTTTGCGCGAGGCAGGTTCTGAAGGTTTGGCTCTTTGGAGCTCATGCGCCCGCTACCCGCACCGTCGAGCAGATACGTGGTGTGAATCCGCCCGTCATCTCTGATGTGCGGCAACATTCCTCCGCCGTACAAGTCGAGCTTGTCATACTTCCGGTATGCGCGGAGAAGCCTGGCGACTTCGTGCGTGTCTGCGAGCTCGTCGAGCACGTCCTTGTCCGTGCTCTCGGCTCCGGAAGCTGTGCGCTTGACAACAGGCAGTTCGAGCTCCTTGAACAGCAGGCTTGCAATCTGCTTTGAGGAGCGCGGGTTGAAGTTCCCCCACGCCTTGAGTTTCTCCTCCAGCTCTCGCTTGCGTAGCTGGCAGTAGTTGTGAGTCTGCTCGATAGCGGCCCGGTCTACCCCGATGCCCCAGTACTCCATCCACTGAAGCGCGACAGATGCGGGTCGCACGACCTTCTTCCACACGGCTCGGAGGTCTTCGTCTTCTTTGAACTGCTTCGATAGGCGACGGAAAACGGCGCGCGTTGCCCATGCATCGCAGGCGTTGTAGCGGTAAAGGACGTCCTCCGGCACGAAGCCGTACGCAAACGCCATCGCGCTCTCGCCCGCCGCGATACGTTCCAAGACTTGCCTCGGCGCTGGATACGTAGGCAACAAGGGCTTGCGCACCTCGGAGGTCAGGCGTTTTGCCTGGTAGTTCAGGTCGCGGCACACGTCGCTCACGGCGTCGTCCGACTTGGCCCAGTACCCGCCCATTCCGACCAGTTCAGCCATCGTTGCGAGGTCTGCCTTAGCCTCGGCGTCGAGCAGTCGGCGAATGAGCCGTGTGTCGGCAAGTACCCTGTCAGGCCGCCCGAGCGCAGCGCCCAGGTCTGCCATCATCGCCTGGTTGTCGTACTTGACGTTCTGCCCGATGAGCCTCGGGCCGTCGTCGAGAAGTTCGCGCAGGGCAGCTCTTGCGCCCTCGTCTCGCATTCCCTCTCGGGTCCAGGTGTAGGCATGCCTCGCCCGCAGTCCGAGCAAGGTCACGCACTCGACGCGGAACTCAGCGTTCCCAGCCTTTCCCGATGTCTCGACGTCGTAGACGATAGGCCCCGTCGCGCGCAGGTCTGAAGTTGCTTGCTGCGCATCCTGCCCCGTCTCGACCAGGTACGTGCAGCCGGCGAAGAACCTGGGCTTCGGGATTTCGCACGTGAGCGCCCACTTCAAGTCCTCCTCGAACATGCGCTGAACGAACCTGTTTCTCAGCGCTGCTGCGGGGTTCGCGGTGAAGAAGACCGGCACGAAAACGCCTTCGTCGTTCACGTGCCACGCCCACCCGCGCCTGACCGACAGGATGCCCGGACAGCGACCAACGACTGCCTGCATCGCGGCGCGACCCATGCACACGATGCGCACAGGGTCGGAATCACGAACCACGGTCGCCGTGAACGGCCTGCACGCCTTGATCGCCTTGTCCGAGACCTGGGCCTTGCCCGGGCAGCACCTGACCGCGTTGTCCAGCGCGACAGGGCCCGTCCACCAGGCTGCAACGAGTTCGCGCAGGTACCTGCCGGACTCGCCCGCGAACGGCCTACCTGCCTGGTCTTCGGCGCGCCCTGGCGCTTCGCCGATCAAGAGCACGCCTCCCGGTTGCCCCTCGGGGTTCATGCACACGGTGCGAGCGCTCGCGCGCAGTTCACACCGCGTGCACCCGTGGTCAATCGGCTCCGGCACCGTAGCCCCGACGGCGCTCTGCATGTCGCGTGGGTCGAATAGGGGGAGCTTCTTCACCGCGCGCTCTCTCAGTCCTGGATCGACGGCTTGACGAGCTCTGCGCTACGCGGCACACGCACGTCGAGGTCCGGGATGCGCTGAAGGAGCGGGACCTTGTTCTTGTTCGCAACGCACCACGCGAGCAGTTCCTTCTTCGAGTCGAAGCCCTGCTCCTTGATGAGGATTTCCAGAACCTCGCGGAGTTTGGTCGCCGTGAGCATCGCCTCGGTGACCTTCCCTTTGGCGTTCTTCGCCGACGGCTTGGCCTCCTCCTCCTCCTCCTCCTCCTCATCCTCCTCGTCGTCGTCCCAGTCCTCCTCATCCTCCTCGTCGTCTTCGTCGTCCCAGTCCTCTTCGTCTTTCTTCGCGTCGTTCGGCTTCTTCCGCGAGGAGGTGGCTTTGCCCGGGTCGCTGGCGGTCTGGACCTTCGAGCGCTCGGCGGTCTCTTCTCGCGGCTTCTCGTCGGTCGCGGCCCGCTCGTCAGTCTCCGTGGTGACCGACGACTTGGTCAAGAGCAGCACAAGGTGCTCCACCGACTTGACCGGGATGCGAAGGTACACGTCGAACCCGCTGTCGGTCTTCTCGATTCTCGATACGATTTCCTCAATCTTCATTGGTTGCTGCCTCCTTCTTCTCCGTGAAGAACCGCGACAATACGAATTGTCTACGCATGTCGTCACTGCTCCAGGTGTGCGAGTAGGTTTTCTCTGCGATGTGAATCAGCCTCGGAATTTCTTTCCTATCGAATCTGCAGAGGTCATTCTGCAGGAGTCGCACGGCACTGATCCTGGCAGATCTCTTCCACGGCCTTCTAGGCGTGCCGAGCCCTCTCAAGCGCATGCCTAAAATCCCTGTAAGGTCGCCGTCGCTCCACACCGAGAGCCAGCTTTCGTCTGCGAGTTTCACTCGCGCTACCACGTGCGGCTCGGCATGTCCGCACGTGCACGGAATCTCATTGCGCATTGGTCACATCCTTATCCCCGAGCGTGCCAGCAGAGAAACGAAGGTCCCCCATCAAGTCGAGCCACGCCTCGAACTCCATGGACACGATCGTCGGTTGCTTGGGCCTGTGCGTCACGACAACGACAGGTCTGTTACGGTACTCCGGGCTGCTGCTTGCCTTGGCCGCCGCAGTCGCCTGCCGTAGCTTGCTTGCGATCGACGCTTCGCTGTCGGTGCACTCGATCCACCACGGTGTACCTCCGATGTCGGGGCACTCGCTTCCTTCCCGTGCCTGTCCGAACAACCTCCGCGCTTTCGGGTAGACACGGCGAAGGCGAGAGGCGATCTGCCGCTCGTACGCGACGCCTTTCGCCCGCGCCTTCCTACCCCTCTCGCTCCGCGCGCTGAAGCCGGGGTAGAGTTCGTCAGCGATCGTTTTCGTAGCTGCTCCTTTCCTCTTCGGCATACCACCACCTATCCTTTCGGCCGCGCCGGGCAATGGTCGAAGATGTCGCACCCGGCGCAGTGCGGCCCGGGAACGAAACTGGGCAGCGCTCCGTCTCGAAACTCGGCGCGCGTTTCCGCGACGCGCATCACAAGGAGTCTTATGCGTTTCGCGTGGGTTTCTAAGGCCTCGGGCTCAAACGACATGCGCCGCTCCACGAGGTCCCCGAGCGGTGTGACGACAACGATTGCGCCGTCGACGGGCTGCCCGGGTCTCCCCTCCCGCAGCCACACCCCCGTGGCGAGCGTGCGTACCTGTTCGCTCGTTTCCACCGCTGGGCCTTTTCCTGTCTTGTAGTCCCAGACGACCCAGCGGCCTGAGTTATCGCGCCAAATCAAGTCTGCCCGCGCGTAAAGGTGCCGGTCTGGTTCGGCGTCCAGATAGTCCCCCACCTGGGCTGTCTGCTCGATGGCATCGATGAGGAGCGCCGCCTCGACCTCGCCGTCCGGGATCGCGCTCACGTCGATCCTGCGGACAGTTTTGAGCACCCGTGGTGCCTTTCGGCGAATGTAGTCCGTCGCGGCGCGCACTCCGCGTGTCTTCGCATACTCCAGGTATCTGTGCACGAAGATGCCGTAGAACTGCCCGAAGCTCGGCTTCGGGCGCTCGCACGAGTAAACGCCCGCGGCCGGGCAAACCTCCAACCGCGGAATGTGCCGCGGCG